CAAGTGCATCCGCCCCCTGCCGCGGGGGGTCAGGGGGGCGCAGTCCCCCTCCCGCCAAGTGCATCCGCCCCCTGCCGCGGGGGGTCAGGGGGGCGCAGTCCCCCTCCCGCCAAGTACATCCGCACCCTGCCGCGGGGGTCAGGGGGGCGCAGTCCCCCTCCTTACCATTTCGTCGTCTTCTTCACGCTAATTTTCGGTCCTTGACCGCGTTTCTTGACACTACCTGGATCATAGGCGGCATCTTCGTCGTCTGATTGTAAATCTTTGGACAAGTCCCAGAATTCTTTGGACCCGAGCTTGAAATCCGCGTGGTGTTCGGCTTTATACCAGAAAATTTGGTCGTGCAGTTTATTGGATTTGGAGTTGTTGTTGATGACCAGGCATTCAAAATTCTCGGTGCACTGGTCCATCACTTGACAAAAGGATTCAAAGGTGGGAAACATCCCGGCATAATTCTCCCAAATGCGTTTGCGATTGGCAATATAAGGCTCGCGTAAAATAAAGACATAATCTATATTGGTCCGTAAATTCGGCGGAATACCCAGGGGATACTGCATCGTGATAATGAGCATAATTTTCCAGTGCCGGCCATTCATAAAAAGTAAACGCACCATTTTATCGCGCGTCCAGGTAGCATCGTATAAACAATCATCGAGAATAACAAACACCCGCGGATCAATATTGCAGCGGCGGAATTGCTCGAGATCTTTTTTCACTTGTTTTAAAACGGTCTTTTGACGTTTCAGGATATTCTCGATAATCGAGCTATTGTATTCTTCGTGAATGAACAGTTTGGGGACGTGGGCACTATAAAAGCCGTTGCCAGCTTCTGTGCCGGAAATAACCGTCCCGATGGGAATATCTTGGTGATGAAACAAGACATCTCTCACTAAATAACTTTTACCGGTATCACGCCGCCCAATCAAAACAACGACAGGACCTTTATTTTCATCGGGTTTAAAACTAATATGTCGCATATCGAATTTTTTCAATTCCAACGTCATTACTATTTCATAGATAATAAACAAAAGGGTTGTCCGCATATCTAATGAGTTAAAAAACTAATATTTTATATATATTACAAGTAATAATGGACAAAATGGATTTTACTTATAAAAAAGATGATAACCGGAGACTATTTAAAAGTTTAGAAGAAAATCCAGCCTTTGGTATTTTTGAAGCGCAAAATTACATACCGCTATATAATGCTTATTTCGCGATGACCAAGGCCAACTCAAAAACGCTGATGTTAAACCAAAAATGGAAATTACACGACATTCACGACCAAGAATCGAATAATATATTCAGGGGGCAATTGAAAGAGAATGAAGCCATTCGAACTGAAAAAATCTTTTTAAAATTTAGTCCATTACTGGATCCCATTAAATATTTGTTGGGCAAATACGATATAACAGACCCGAACTTGCTAAACTTACCGGATTTTGAATCGCCGAACGGTAATCCGAAAATGAGAGATCCGAATAATTCGGCTTATGTGGATAGTTTTTTCACTTATTTGTCGAGTAAATTATTGCACGAGCACGGTTTTTTACACGGCCTCGATTTCTATGGCTCGTTTTTAGCCTTGAAAACAGATTTTCGTATTAACGTGATTGATGATATTGACTATTTGAATGATTCGAGTTTTTTCCGCAAAAATGATAAAATTTTATACGAGTTGGAAGAATGTGAAGCAATGGATGGCGGCGATACACGCAATTATAAAAAGAAATTAATATTTTCAAGGGGTGTAGAGCCAGGTATCCACATAGACCCCCATTTTGAAACGCTGCCGGGTGAAACGGCTGGTGCAGGTGCAAGTGCAAGTGCACTGCCGGAGTTGGTCGCGATTGAACTCGATCTGCCTCCGCTGGAAATTGGACATACAACATCAAATCATAGTTCGTGTTCTTCGCGTACCTCGAATACAACAAATGAGCAAGGCAGCGAAGAAGAAGGCAGCGAAGAAGAAGGCAGTGAAGAAGAAGGCAGCGAAGAAGAAGGCAGTGAAGAAGAAGGTAGCGGTAGCGAAGGCAGCAGTGCCAGCTGGGAAGACGATGAAGAAGTACTGATGGCAAAAATAAAGAAATTCCCAGTGCAAGTGATTGCCTTAGAACAATGCGAGACGACCTTAGATGACTTTATGGCGCACGGAAAAATTACGCCGGAAATGTGGGATTCGATTGTCTTGCAAATTTTATTCAGCTTGATTACATTTCAAAATACGTTTGGTTTAACACACAATGATTTGCATACCAATAATATAATGTATATTAAAACCGACAAAAAATTCCTTTTTTATAAATTAAACCACGTCTATTATAAAGTGCCAACCTTTGGCAAATTATTCAAAATTATTGATTATGGTCGCGCGATCTATAAATTCCGCGGAAAAGTCTTATGCAGTGATAGTTACCACGCCGAAGGCGATGCGGCCACCCAATACAACTGCGAACCGTATTTTAATGCTAGCAAGCCGCGGATAGACCCGAATTTCAGTTTTGATTTATGTCGCCTCGGGTGTGCTTTATATGATTATTTGATGGATGAACCCAAATCGAAAATCGTGCAAATTATGTTGGAGTGGGTGAAAGATGACAAAGGCCGGAATATTTTATACAAGAAGAACGGCGACGAACGGTATCCAGATTTTAAACTCTATAAAATGATTGCGCGCACAGCAAATAAGCACGTACCGCATCACGTATTGGCCAATCCGCATTTTGATAAATTCATTGTACAAAAGAAAGACATTGTGAAAAAAAGTAAAGAGGTGATGGATTTAGACGCGATTCCGTGCTACTTTTAGAAAAAGTACCGCAAAACTTGTACGACAAAAAAATAAAAAAGTTCCGCAGAATCTTTTTATTTTTTTTTTATAATTTATTCAAATTCAGTAATATCAATAGTAATAACGATAGTCGTCATCATAAGCTTCCTCGCATCCACGGCAACAATACATCTCTTCATCAAGTGCGGCCTCCGCCACGCTGATGGCCGTTTCAGTCAACTCCAATTCGGCGAGTTCTTCTGGATCGGCCAGCGCGGCTTCGGCCACACTCATAGCCGTTTCGGTCAACTCCAATTCGGCGCCGAGCGTCTTCATTGCAAATTCTTCTGTCAAGCGGTTCCAGCTCATCGGCGTCGAGACCGGGTCGCTTGCCCAAAAATTCAGAGTCTCGCGCGACTGGTCCTGGTGCTGCTGAAGGTCCTGGTGCTGCTGAAGGTCCTGGTGCTGCTGAAGGTCCTGGTGCTGCTGAAGTTTGATAATGGCTTGCTCGTTCAAATACGTCTGGTAAGCGATTCGGATCAGCCGCTTATCGTTGTTGCTTAACCGGCGCTTGGTATTTTCAAAGACTACCCAAAACCACGGGTCATCGTATACCACCCGCGCTTGCGCTCGTGGTCCGAAAATGCGTTGCTGGAAATGCAATGCGATATCGGTCTCATACCACGCGCTGAAATAAATGAACGCTTGATAGATCGGATAGTTACGTTGTTTTCGCTCGGATAGCCGAGTAATACTTACCTTGTATACGCGGCCGATCTGTTGCTGGTGGAAAATATCAATGATTTTCTGCTCGTCTATCCACTGCGGAAAGACGCGCGGGATCATCAACGACAGGTTTTGGTCAATTTGAAACGACATTCTTAACTGGTTGCTTTTAACTGGCTCTTGCTTTTTAATTGGTGGTTGCTTAATAGAAAAGATGAAAAAGCATTTCAATTTTTTGCATTTTCATCCTAAAAGCCTGGGGCATCGGTAAACACATTGGTTACAGTTTTGACAATCGAGGTTGTTGGCATAAACTCGTCGATGATATAGAGGCCCACAAAAGCGCTAAAATAGACAATGACGGCATCGCGGATCAATTCTTTCAGCGGTTTTGCGTTATTTTTGGTGATCCGCAATTCCACAAATTTCAGCAATAAATAGATAAAAGCAATAATGCCCGCGTGCAGAATATATTTTTCCATATAGTATTAAGAACGATTTAATGTCGCGCGGCCTTAACGCAAGGGATAGGCCTACAACCCCCCACATAGGGGTAAACCCCTACAACCCCCACTTAGGGGGTAACCCCCCTCATTTGGAACTATGCGGATGCCTAAGTGGTTTCTCCCTAATTTCCCCCCATCCCTAACTAAGTGGGGGTTGTAGGGGGGCACCCCCTAGGTGAGAATTTCAAAATCCAACACCGGTGGACTCAGTTCAACTGTAGATGCTTTATTTAAATCATTGATATCCATCACATCTAATTTAATATTGCCACCGATCGTCAATCGTTCATCCTCCTCCTCATCTTCGTCGTCGACGTGAGCTAAAGCCCGCGCTTTCTCTAATTCTTCTAAATTTTTCTCATCTTTTGGCGCATTCACAACCGAGGTATCGCCTTTGACGTCCACCAATGTATCATCGTCTGCGAATGATATTTTAGTGCTCTCTTTATATTCGGCAATCGTTTCTTTAATCTCTTTCTCTTTTGCGGAAGCTGAAGCAGCTGAGTCACCGGCTTGCTGGGTCTCTTTCTCTACCACTAGATCCGGCAACGGTTCTTCGACTTCGTTGACTTGCACATCCTGTTCTTCCGTTTCGTCCATATACGCCCGTAAAATATGTTCGACCGGCACACTATCCCGGATCGCATTTAAGATGCATTCCTTAATGATGATTTCAATTTCGCGGTTGTTTTTTTGGGTCTGCAAGGGCGCAATATTTCTCTCAAACAAATAAATGTTGGTATATATTTTGCGGGCAACGTGGATGTAAATTTTATGGATAAAATCGCTAATGGACGGCACATTAATGTCGATTTTCTTTTGTTTACTGCCGACGCGAACACAGGTCAGCGCCTTCAATTGAATAATATGCACGCAGGTCACCAGTTCTTCTAAATAGGTGCAGCCGGAGGATTCGCCGATACGGGCTTTTTCGGCATCGATGATGGTTTGATTCCATTTTGGCACGCGCGTCAAAAAATTCTGAAAGGTCATTAGATATTTATCGGTTTCCTTGTTAACTTGGCACAATTTCAACGCCTCGTCAAAAATCGATTTCAAACCTTGCGTGATGGGGGGTGTGAGAATATTTAGTAACCGCGCACACCATTCGTTTTTGGATTCACTTAAACTCGTGACCGAAAAATCATCCATTTTACATAAATGATATATTTTCTAAATCATATTCGGAACGTAATAGCAGAAAATTCAAGATAAATAACACAAAGAGTTTTTCGCTGCGGAATTCTTTTTTAATCTTATTAAACACGAGCAGCATTTGATATTTTTTCAATTCATCCAGTGTTTTCAGTTGCTCGATATATTTCATTAGATCGAGCCCGCTGTAACCGCGCTCATATAATTTGGTCGCCAAGTCTAGCATACTGCTCTCCGGACTGGCCATCACCGCTTTATCGAAATATTTATACATTTTCTTATCGTTGGCCGTTTCGAGCACGTGAAAGGTGTTCTGTATATTATGTTTATGGAGATTCACTTTGCGACCATTGAGCACCGGTTCATAGACGAATATTTCACACAAGCGCGACAAGATCGGTTTCAATAATTTGTACTTGTCTTGCACAATAATAAAGAAGCGCGTGGTATGGCTAAACAATTCAATGCAGCGGCGTAAAGCGGATTGCGCGTCAATCGTGAGTTCATCCGCATTCGATAAGACAATGGTCTTGAAATTGCCGGCGCCTTCGGCATTCACGTGTGTTTTGGCGAAAAATTTCAGTTCGTCGCGCACGAATTTAATACCTTTCCCGTGCGCACAGTTGACATACATTACGTAATTTTTGATCAATTCTTTATTCTGCTGATAAATGTCGGTAATAAATTTATGCACAATCGTGCGCTTGCCACTGCCGCTCGCCCCGTGGAAAATAATATTAGGAATTTTGCCGGTTTTTAAAAAGAAATCTAATTTTGCATTGATTTCAGGGTGGTAGCAGATCGCCATTATATACAGTTATGAACCGGCGGTTTAAATCGTTTATTAAACATACGTAATTACACGGAAAATTTAATGCCCTAAAAATGTAAATATGCATATAAATCTGAAAAAGATCAAGAAAAATATAATAGACGAATGCGAAAAAAAACTAAGAAAAAGTAATTTGGCGGATCAAACGCTCTGTGGGCTAGTGCAATTCATACACGTGTTCTTCTCGGTATTCTCATTTATATGCATACTCTTTGGTTCAAAAATGTGGTTTTGTGTGTCGGGCATAATGTGTGTCCTTGCGGCTATCTGTTTTTTTTTATTTAACGGTTGCTTGGTTACAATGTTAGAACATCGTTTTTCTACCGATAATTTTGTAATCATTGATCCTTTTTTAATGGTATTGAATATGCAAATAACCAATGAAAATAGATATACCTATTCTATTGTGTCAGGCGGGTTGTCATTTCTGGTCATCGGTCTAATGTATTATATCCGGTTTGGGTTAACGAATCCGAAACCGCATATTTTCACCGATATGCTTGTCAATTATTGCTTTTGTAATAGCGAATCGTAGGCGTCATAAATACATTGTTCAAACCGGGCCTTGTCAGCAATGAGGCCTTCTTTAAAACTGCAAATGATATTCACGTTGTTGCCGCAAGAGATGATATTATACATTATTTCTTTATTTATAGTATTATCTATATAATGTATATCAGTAACTTTAACCTTGTCAATTTCTGTTATAGAAGGGCCTATCATACTTGAAAATGCATAATCAAAACTATTTTCTCTAATCATTTGATCTAATACTTCTATATCAATATATGAAACGAATGAATTTAATATAAACTTTATAAAAGTTAAGATGGGTATAAATAAAGAATATTTATAGTTATTAAATGTATTATTTATTTCTTTCAATAAAACAGAATTATCAAGTGAATTCTTGATTTTAATGAATATAGGTAACATATTATTTATATATTTCGCTCCGTGTATATAATACGGCGAACATATTCTTATATTTTTTTCTTCTTTTCTATATAATTTATCAGCTTTGACCATTAATGCGCATAAAAAATTAGTTATAGAAATATTTTTATCTTTTGTGTATTTTTTTATGTCAGATAAATTCAATGATTTGCAGATAATATAGTCTGTATTTTTTTCATATACATTTTCTATATTTTTTTTAAATGGATTTATAAAATAAAATAAACATATTATATTCGTTATAATTAAAATAATCGTACCGATAATGTAGTAATATATCTTGTTTATAATTCCAGTTTCCACAACTCGTTTAAAATTATTTGTAATATTAGTATATTTATTTTTATTTTTATCTGTTAACGGAATTGTTAACATATCTATAATTTTATATCCATCTATATATGCGTGATGTATTTTAAAATAATATCTGGATTTGTTTGTTTCTTTGTCTATGCAGAATAAAAATTTCCATTTTATGTCTGTTTCAAAATTATTATTCAACAACGCTGGAATATAACTATCAAATACATCTCGGTTGATATATTCTATAGTATAGTAATTAGTAACAATAAATGGGGTTACATCTTGTAAAAAAAACAAATTGTCTTTTTCTACAATAGTTTGTTTTAATACTGGATTATTTTCAACTATCTCATTTATATAATTACTTATAAAATCATTCGATAACACGTTATCAACATCTATATAGGTTAAAACTGAATATGAATTATATTTATCTTTATACAATAATTTCGAAATAAAATCAATTTCGCTCATATATTAATATTAATACATTAAGTATTAATAATATACGTAACACCATTAATTACTCTTTTTTATGTATAAATTCATTGTATGATAATAATCTATATTTGCATTGGCATATGAGTTATTAAAATAATATGTATTGTGTAAAAAATGATTGAAATTATCCTGAATGGTATTCACGATATGAAAAAGTTTAATTAATTTGTTTTTTTTACTTATATATTTTTTATTAAGACAACTAAGTAAATAATAATATAGAATACCTGCTACAATCTTAAGTAAATTATAATATTTAAAAATATAATAACTTATATTTGGTGCATAAATTATTTTAATATTATTAAATATGCTACTATATAATAAAGTATCGGAAAAAGAAGGTCTAAAATAACTTGTTACGTATTTTATGGTCGTTTCGGGATGGTCTAATGAATTGTAAATTTGCTTTGCGACGTGATCGACTGGTATATAATCTAAAATTGTATTTTTATTAACGATTAATATATTTAATACATTCAAATGAATTAATTTATGTAATCCAATTGCGGCACTATAGCCTTTGAACCAGCCAGGAGAAGGTATGCTTTCAGAATTGGTAATTATGCTTGGCCGAATAATGGAAAAAATGATCTTCTTCTTTTTTATTTCTCTCTCTATACATTTTTCGGCCAAGCATTTGGTAAAACAATAGGTATTGGGAAAGAATTTTTTTGTTAAAATGTCCGCGAATGTAATGTCATTTTTTTTAATTTTGGCATATACATCCGTTATATTTCCCAACACTTTTAAATTTATAAATTTTTCTTTGGCTATTTTGCCGTGTTCCGCGACATAAGCTGTGCTAATGTGAATAAATTGTTTAACCTGATTGCGCTTGGCAAATTTAATTAATTCCAATAACCCATCCACATTTTGAATCATTGCATCTTGTAATTCTAGACAAAAATCAATAGAAGCTGCGCAATTAATGATGCAATCGACCGGCAATGATAATTCCGCTATCTGCAATATATCTTTTTCAATCAATTGTAATTGTAATGCCGGAAATTCTTTTTGAATGACATGAAATCGTTCTATCGCCGTTTTATCATTTTTTTTTCGTATTAATAAATAAATTAAATCGGTATAATTTTTAGATTGCAACACATGGAGTAACCCCGTTCCCAAAAAACCAGTGGAACCCGTGATAAACAATATCATATGTTATTAAATTACATTTTCTTATTAGTTAGATCAACGCGTAATCATTATTAAATTATAGCTTAATAATGATTGCACTTAATATTCACTTAACGTAAGACCTCCAGCAAACTAATACAATTCCGTTAACGTATAACCTTCGTTTAAGGCCAGGGCCGTAATGAGCGCCAAGGCTTGGCTTAAACTGTGTTTGATATTAGGCGCCGTGTTAAACAAAGATAGGACATCCGGGTCACGCATTAACGCCAGTTGCTCGCTCTCGGCTTTTAAACGCGCAACGAGTTTTGCGAAGGGTACTGTCTTATATTGGTCAGAGACCGTGTCTTGCCAATCCGTGAGCGTGAAATCGTCGGCAGTGAATCGGAGATGGCCTTGCACGAGGTGTGGCATTTTATTATATTTAAAGAGAGATCGGTTTATATCCTTATACGATTAGAATAAAACAACACCGATTACCGAGGATAGATCCGGGTTATATTTATAACAAGTGTAAAAAAAATAAAACATTGTGCATACGTACCCAACACCTAAGAGGGGGATATAGTGTTTAAGCGTATCGTAGTAATTGTATAAAATGTATTGCGAGAGAGCCATACAAGCGCCACCAACAATAAAAGCATCGTATAACAATACAGGTAGATGATGAATGTATTTATCAAAACAGACCACAAAACAGAAATCAAAGAACAGCCAAAGCGCAGTGACAAATATAGTACCTTCCGCGATGGTTTTATGTTCTCGAATGATATAATAATAAATAAATGCACAAGTTGCAACATACATAAAAGAAAAAATAAATAGATTTTTCAAAGTAAACTCCTTCTTGTCATTTTTAAAAAAATTAAATTTGTACCCTTGAATATCCGAAATCATATTTAAATAATATTCCCATTCTGTGACGAGTAAAAGGTATTCGATGATCATAAACACCAAAATAAAAGTGAGTAAATGTTTATAATCGATATCCTTAACATTGATATACTTGTAATTCATATCCTTATTATATAAACATTTTTTATTTTTTTACAGTAAATGAAAAGTCTCGCTCATCACTCGATCGGCCACTTCGATATAATTGTCGCCGCATAAGGTCAAAATAACGCCGTGCAACATACCAAATACAATTTGGATTTTCACCAGTTCCGCGCTGGCTTTTAATTTCAAGGCTTGGATTTGCGTGCTGTTAATATAGTTATTTAAATCCATCAAAAATTTGTAAATGTTAATTTGGTGCAACCGTTTATCGACGTGGATGGTATTATTCACAAAGGTCGCGATGATGTTTAACATCTCACACGAATGCTCCGCCGGCAAAGCTTGAATCACGGCTAAGGGTTCAATTAAGCCCGAGTATAAGATTTTTTGGGCGATTGTTTCGGCTGGGCTGGAGCAGAGATCGGTAAATATATCAAATAATGCATTACGCGTTTCATTAAACTCGTAAATGATACCAAAATCGAGAATACACAGTTTTCCGCTAAGAAATAATAGATTGCCGATATGGAGGTCGCCGTGAGTGACGCCGTTTAAAAAGGTCGTAATAAACACAAATTTCATCAGCTGTTTTGCATACAGTTCGTACTCGGTCGGGTCAACCGCGTAGATGGTGTTGCCTTTGATATACTCCATTAAAATGAGATTGGGAAAAGCGGTCGTCTGTTCTTCATAGACGACCGGTATTTTAATGTAGTTTAATTTCTCGCATAATTTGGTAAAACGCTGAATATGGCGCACCTCGTCCGGAAAATTCGTTTGCAGTTTGATTAAATCGATATTTTTATGAATAATGGCCGGCAAATCATAATTATTTATAAAGGGAATCCAGTCGACGATAGTTAATACAAATAACAACTTGTCAATCCCGTCGCCCAGCTTTTCTTCAATATTCTTGCGTTTAAGTTTAATGATAAACTCTTCCTGCGTTTTGTTCGAGATACCGTGAAAGATAAGAGAGATCATCCCCGATTTCATCGGCACCTTATTTTTAATCTGGATGTCACTATACGTTTCGAATTTAGTCAAGGTTTCCAGATCAATATCCGATTCAGTCCACGGCGCATTGTCGGTAAACTTTATCAGTTTGTTGTTGATTTCATCGGCAAAAATATTGTTATTTAACGCACAGGCTTGAAAGATTTTTATATAGAGAATGTTTTTCTGACATAATTTGTGCGCCAAACTCTCCACAAACGTATTTAAATCCCCGTAAATATAGTACTTGCCGACTTCATACAGAATGTCCCACGAGACGTGAATGAGTGAACATACATTTTTTAAAAATTTAATCATATACGTATAGTAAACACAAATTGTTTAACTCGATTAAATATTTTATATATTATATTGCAAATGATCTTTTCAATGATGGGTGATTCGAGCTCTTCTTCGGTATTGACTCGGGCCTTAAATTCGATTTGATGAGGATTAACCAGACTATACTGCATAATGCATTTCTTTAAATCAATACATTCCAGATTTTTTGTTATACTCTCATTCGCACATAAAGGCGTAATTATAAATTGCTGATCCGTCGGTGAGTGCGTTATATGAAAATAAAAGTAATACTGACTCAGTCCAATATCACCAAAGAGATCTTTAACTAACAGAAATATATTTGATTCGCATTCGTTTATTTTTTCAATACTGATTTTGTCAAAGAAATCAACATTTAAATCATAGATTAATTTTATTAGATTGGGATTGACCATATTTATTAGATGAATGGCTGCATTTTCAATTGTAAACGTCAACATATAATCGGTTTTGTTTTGCTTGGCGATCGTTATTTCATTTTTATTGATTAACATTTTATCCATTAAAATTGTATCCATTGTATCCATTCTTATAATATATATTTAATTTTTTAAATATAAACATACTCGGGTAAAATGAATGTTTTTTGGCGAGAATTTTTTAAAGGCACTCATTAGTAAAGGCCAAGCACCAAATAGTAAACTTTTTAAGGATGGCGGCATTCTATAGATATATATTATATGTCTAAAATATAGAGAAGATGTCAAAATTATTTAAGAAAGCGGATTCAAGCGATTACATTAGTTATAAAAAACGGGTTGCGATTGCCAGCACTGCCCCATCCATCCTCCAAAACAATCAAAATTTTACCTTTATACCAACCACGCAAATAACCGATCTCTCCAATTGTTTAATTCAAGCCCAAAACCACGAATTATTAACCGATTACACCTCCGGGCTAAATTATATAGAGTTGAGATGTGATTTAGGCCCAACTGCTTAAACTCTGGGTATACGGGTTGCTCTTAAACGCATTCAATATTTCCGGCGCAATCCGGTCGGTATTTATATTCTGGTCATAGCCCTCGGACACTTTCATCCGATCGAGCGAGTCGGTCGCGCCGCGCGCCGTAAAACCAGCCGTGCCGCCGGAACTCGGTACCCACCACCGATTATTGTCGCGGTCCTCATCGCGACGATGGATAACAATATTTTCTTTCTGGTTAAAGATTTGCGTGCCGCCTTGATTCGGCCGATTTTCATACGTTTTATTCACGTTATTGTGTTGTTTGTATTCGGCCTCATACGATTTGTTGGCGGTAAAACCGTTCGGGCCCGCCACACCCGTATGCGAAACCGTCGTGCTATCCCGCTGTACATTCACGGGTTGCTGTTTGGCGACCAAATAGGCATTGGCCGATTGAAATTGCACATTCATATGATTGCAATCTAGGTCGGCTTCGGTCATTTCCCGTATGGTGGTTTTCGTGCGATCGGCTGGATTAAACACTTTGCCGTTTGAGACGGTCGTGCCGGCATTGCCGCTCGAACGCATATTATCCACGACATCTTCTTTCCGCGTGGGGCGCAGAAAATCCATCAGCGGCGAAACAACGGCTTTCATAAACCCACTTGCCGCGCCAATCACCGTATCATTGCGGGTAGACGAGCGGTTGTTTTGCAAATTACTGTAGCTTTGAATGCCGTAATCGCCCGAGGTCGGCTGACCCGCGCCCACTGACGAAGGCGTGGCGTAGTCTTTGGCGGGCAAGACGGGCCGGCGAATCGGCTGGTACTCGCCATTGACATAGGCGCCTTCATTCTGGTTCCCGCGCGAACCGTAATACTCGCTAGAGGTGTCGATCCGACTCACATCGTGCAGCAATTCAATGCCGCGCGCGGTCTGCGCTTTTTCCACGCCCGTGGTGGTCATCCAGCGTTCCGGGCCCGACGCAAAGTATTTTTCCGGCAAGTGTTTTTCAATCTTGCCTTGCGTCTGCGAATTTGGTGCGGTTTTAATATAATAGCTGCCGGGCCCTTCGTGGCCTTGCAATTCAAAGGTGGTTTTGGGGTTTGTGTCTACCCGCAGTTCATTGACGGTTTTATCCAACCACAGCTCGCGCGCTTCCATCCCCGAATTGAAGCCCGCGCTGCCGTCATTGGTGAACCCTTTATTGAGACCAGGCGCGACGTGCTGTTCGTCCCACGGCTTGACATTGGCCATCCGCATCGCCGGATTCACTCGCGATTGCATAAAATCGCTCATATTGGGCGAACCGTTGGCAAATTGATAGCCTTCCTGCGGTTTAAACATCGGGCCTTGCTCTTTTTTCGCAAAAAATTGGGAGCCTTGCCCTTGCATATTATCTAAAACACTTTCGACAATATTGGTATCTGCGGTAGCGCCGCGCACTTTGCCGCCAAAATAGGGCATCATATTATTATGTTTGAATTGGCTCTTATCAATCGCCTCGCCCGTCATTGAATACGTTGTTTGGGTCCCGCCGCCCACCCCATAATTCGCGTTATTCCTTTTCTCTTGCGCAGCATAATTGGCGGGATTGTAATATTGATCGGTCGTTTGATTCGCGTTCATATAAGCACTCGTGTTGTTCGAGGTTTTCACCGGTTCGGTGAGTGGGAAATTAATCGCGGGATTCGCGGGATTAATGCCGGGCAGAGGATTGCGCGTTTGGGTCATATTGGTATAGCCTTCCGTTTTACCTTTTTCTTTTTGTTTGGAAATAATGTACATACTGCCTAAGGCTATTAACGGAACTGCTAATTCAGCCATTTATATATATTATATATTAAATATTTTAATATAATATACTCATAATAGAATATACTCATAATCTTAGTCAATCAATTGGCGCGGCGCTTTGGCGACAAAGATGTCTTTTTCTAAGATACGCGTGCTTAAATTATTTTGAAACGTCAAGCAGGTGTTTTCTTGCGGATTTAAGGGCAGGATGGCCCAGTTGGTTTGTTCTAAATCGCGGTACTCCCACGCGGGATGGGTTGCGCGCGATTGGTCGGTGGACGGCGCAGCCGATTGGTATTCTTGTCTTTTACTTTTCACGGCATTGAGCTTATAATCGTTGGCGCCAATATCGTCGCGGTTTGCGTTTCGCGAGAGACCAAACAAATCGCTTTCCAGATTAATCGTATTGGTCATTAAATTGCCGCCCCATTTTTGCATACGGATAAAAGGATCGTCCATATACAAGGGTTTACTGCCATTGCCCGGCACATTCAACATATACCGACCCAGGCCGGTCGATTCTTGCAATTGTTTATTTATGCGACAGGGATCGTCGTGGAACCGTGTGAAAGCCATTTATTATATTAGAATATAATTAATTTTTCTTAAATCGGATACGGTCGCTGCGCATTTTCAATAACGAGCGGTTTGGGCATAAAGACGGGCAGCCGGTCGAAAAAGACCGAGGTGGGTATGCGTTTCAGCTCGGGTTTAATCGGTTTTTGCGGGGTCACTAAATTGGTCGAATTGATGCCGAACAGCATATTTTCAATCTCGATGGGATTGTGCGACAAGGTATGGCGCGGCATCCGATTCGGCATCAACCCAATAGTGGGTATGGATGGCCGATAGGCGCAACCTTGGGCCGCATAGAGATAATTGTTATAGTTTCGCGAGGTAGCATAGCCTTGTTGTTCTAAAGCATAGTCGCCGCGGGCATTAATATTTCGGGTAGAAGCCATTATATATATATATACTTTTAAGAAAAGTATGGCAAAAATACTTATGGCAAAAATACTTATAACTTAAGGGTGTGTGACATACTTTTGTGATACTTTTTTTAAAAGTATTTTTTTAAAAAGTATTTCATAAAGCATTTAACAATTGCGTTGTATATTTTTCGTTGATGGTGTGATTCAAGAGATAATCCACCAGACACCGATGGAGCAAATCAAAGTATTCAAATTTAAAAAGCAATTTAAACACAATATCATTTTGCTCCAAGTTTTTTTCGCCACTTAACAAGAAGAGATCAAGCATTTCAATAATGCTTTTATTTTCGCGCGCCTTACTGAAAATGGTTTTGAATTCAGGTCTATCGCCTACGTCGGCATATAATTCTTGAATGTTTGTATTGATTTTTAGATCATTCCATTCGTTTAAATCAAAGGCTTGCAGGAGCTGGATGCGATACAATTGTTCTTGGTCCGTCTCGTCATCCATAAATTTATAAGTACAAATGAAATCTGCTTGATACATTTTATTACTTTACGTAATAAATGTTTAAACCGCTTTTACGCCTTTTAACTTTTAACATTAAAAAATTGAATATTTTTTAAGGTTAAAGTGGAAAGCAACAAAATGGAACACGTCAGAAAGTACGAAAAACGAGACAATGCTGATTTAAAATGGGGCAAGGAACTCCGTCCAGTAAATGGCGCAGGATGTGGTGAATCAAATGGTATAGATAAAACATACACCTTTGAGATGGTTCTGACACTGGCCTACCAAATGCCCGAAAAACCAAATATTATAATTAAAGCCGGCAAAAACGCGATGTGGTATATAAAACAATGCGCAACATCGGACATTGACCAAGAAATCGAGAAGCAGCGAAATTCGTGTTTTCGGGAAAGTATGCATCGGTGTACTATGCACATTATTGAATGGGATTAGATCCGCAGGGCAGCCGAATCACTATATTCTTTATCCCGTGCCAACTCGCGCGAAGGTAGCCCGCCGCGAATCCAGCCTTCCGCCGCATTGTTTTCAATTAAATTCGCCGGATTACTGATGGTGGCTTGTAAGGTGGGCAGTAAAGGCGTTTGCGAATATTGCATATAACTCACCTCGCTGCTGGGGTTAATGCTTTTTTTATTATTGGCAAAATCGCCTTGCTGCATTTGCGCTTCCAAGAGCGGATCGCATTTCCCGCGGCCTAAATAAGGTACGGTTGAATAAAGCCGCTGCGATAAACTGATGCGGCATTTACTGCGCGAGAGATCATTAATCAAGAGTTGCGAATTTTCGCCAATATTTGCACCGCCTACACTTGTTTGATAACTACCCTTGAAATTAATATTGGGCTGGCTGGTGGCAAAATCAATGGCATTGCTTAAAGGACACGCTGGCCGAAAACCATCCAGCATATAATTGGCATATTCGGCATTTTGTAGAGTTGCTTGACTCAGGTCTGTTCTATCGTCGCCCAGTCGGGTGGTTTGATAAAAATTATAATTATACACGGATGCCATTATTATATATAAAATATAATAAAAAAATACCTAATGTAAATTTTATTATATATTATTATTTGCCCAGCTATTAAATTTGCCACCGGGGTGGCATATTTCGCACGCACGCCAATTCATTATTCGTCTCGTCGCGGCACGAGATCATATCGCCGTAGCAATATTCGGCAAAAGATTGTTGGTCATTCGGAATCGTTGTACTTGGCATCGGGTACCAAGCGTGCATTGATCGGTCAAACGAAAAATTATCGCCTAAATCGTTAAATAACCGTTGATCAATCGAGGGATCCATAAAATTATTCGCCACAAATTGTTTGGTTTTCGCGTTAATATCGGCCTCAACTGGCGGCAGAAATGCTGGCGCGGCTGGATTGCGCAGCGGATCATCATTAATTTCGGGCAATAATATATTCATCACCGGATTGGTTACCGATGGCTCGGTGTAGGTTGCGGGGGAGAGACGATTGCTAGTGTTGCCAATGAATCCTTCTAGACCTTTGCCTTTCGGTGGGCGGCCCTTAATGAGGAATACCAGAATAATTATAGCTAAAGTCGCTAAACCGGATAACATTACTTTTATATTTTTGGTTAAGATATAGCCTAATAAGGTTAGGCCTATGACTAGGCGAGAGCTTGCATTTAATTTTTCGGCAAAGGACATATTCACCGTCGGCCAAATAATTGACATTTGGTTAAATAAAATATTTGGATTGTATAACCAAAATGAAGTAGTCATTTATATATATAATTACAAATATTTATATGAGGTACAAATATTTATATGTCTGTATGTCTCTTAATTTTTTGTCTTCTTTTTCTTCTTCGTTTTCTCGGCCGTTTGCATATCACGTGTGCTGCGTTCTACCGGCTCGCCTTTGGAAAATACTAAATTTTCAATCGGCGGCGCTTGCCCGTGCTGCTGCGCTTGCCCGTGCTGAGCTTGTGCCTGCTGCTGCTGCTGCGCCTGCTTTTTCTCATTTAATTTGTGTAACAACCGTTCCCGATTTTTGGCTTCTTTTAAGCGCTGATTTATATTCGATTGCATTGCGTCCACATTTACTTTGCCTGACCCACCCCCTTTGCCGGGGTTCATTCCCATTTTACTCAACATACTCTGGAGATCGCCCATTCCTGGCATATTCTTCATTTTTTTCATCAATTCACTCGCTTCTTCCAGCAATTCACTTTCTTTCATATCCCCTGTTTTAATTTTCTCATCAAGTTTCGAGCCGACATTCTTGACCAAACCGAGCAATTTGGTTGGATTGTGGATAAGCCGCTTAAAGACATCATTAATCGATTCCGCGTTTTCCATATTGATATTCAAATCCGCCGCGGTTTCTTCGGCAATCTCTCGCGCAAGTTTCCCGAGTTTGCCATTCATCATTGAGGTGACGTGTTCGTGAATATCGCTGGGGTTCGGTAAATCATCTAAATTGATGCCGCTGGTTGGCTTTGCATTTGCCTCTGCTTCACTAGGTTCGCCTTCGGTCGTATCGCCCGCATCGGCGTCGGTGCTCGCACTTTCTGCACCGAATAAATGCTGCATCTGGGAAATCGTTTCTTCTAATTTGGCTTTAAATTCATTTTCATTAATGGCCTCGAATAATTTCGCCGTATCGCCAAACGTATTGCCGTCGGTGATGCTCGAAACAACGGTAAACAGAACCAGCTGCAAATATTTCCAAATGGTTTCGCGCGTTTTATCGCTAATGTTTTCCTTCCATAACAAGCCGAATTTGATGCCCGGTAAAAAGGCATTATCGTCTCCTTCAAAGAGTTTGTTGTTTTGGTAGAGGATATCAAAAAATTTCGCCGGATAAACCGTCTTGCAATAAATAAACACGTAATTCAAGGAGTATTCGAGGGTCGCGGGATCAACTTCAAAGACGAGATTCTTTAATTCTTTGTGTAAGTTCTGTTCCTGCTCAGGGAAACAACCAATAATATCTTTGGTCATATCCACAATAATTTTCTTAAATTCCGCGGGAATGATTGTTTTGATTGGTTCGGCCATTATAGTTGATGTAAATAAATTATATTTAAATCAAACTTAATGTATATTCATTTATTTGCTTTTTCGGACATCATTATACAAATCCGACAACTTTTTCAGATTTTTCAGGTATTGCACCACCTTTGTTTTTTCGTCCGGTGTCATATTGCGGATTGGCGCGCGGAGCACATCAATCTTGTCCAAGGCCCACACATCGTCGGTTTCTTTGTAGCCGTGTTTGGTTCGATAATCATTCTCAATAAAAAAATCTAAATTTCCACTCTCGATTTCGTTGCTGTACATAACGACAAAATGATCATTAAACACTCGGATCAGAGACCGGGGCATTAACATAAAGGATTTATTCAGCGATTTGCGCATTGACAGAATATCGGTATCATTTGGAAATACTCGCTCAATGTCAATAATAAATTCCAAAAAATGTTTATTGAAAGTATCAACGATCTGGTCCTTATTCATAATTAGTATATTTGATTTATATTTTTTTAAATTATTTTAAATGTATTATTTAATATCTTTATTCCGTTTTTGTTGTAATTGTTCCATTGAGATTTGCCCAATTTTATCTGGTTCATAATTATCCGGCGGTGTTTCAATATTCACGCTATAATCAAGTCCGGCATAGTGATGTTGTTGGCGCATTCCGCCATTTCCTTTGGCGGAAAGGGAATCGGAGTCTTGATCGAGAAAACTGTAATTGTCGGATGTCACGCCAAAGCCACAATTATTCATTGAAAATGCTAAAGGTTCCCCGTTGTTTTTGACAATCGGATTGGTATGGGTTATATGGCTGGCTTCTAAATGTTTATTGATATCGCTGCCGAAAAGTACGTGATGGCTTTTATTCAGCAGTAAGAGCGCTGGCACTTTTGTGACGGTCGGCGGCAACAGAATCTCTTGGCCATTTTCTAAAATAATATAGGTGGCCCCGTTTTTTTTAGCCCGCTTGTCAATATTAATGAAATGCATATCATTTTTCGAATTTGAGGTTGAAATCACTTGCAGCAATTTATTACAATTGTCACAATAACTGCTATAGTATAAAATCGTGCTCATTATATAAAAAAACTATTTTAAACATTAAAATTTAAACTTATAAATTGTAAAAAATTTGTAAAAACTTATAATTATAATAAAATTGATTTAATAATTAATTTCGTAGGATATAATAACAACACGATGACTGAACAAGTAAAAAAAACGAAGGCTACGGCGGCTGCCTTAATGGATCCGGTTATTTCGAAAATTGCAGAAGACAATGCATTGCTCACATTTACCTTAAGCAATGTAAATGTAAGTATCGCCAATGGCTTGCGGCGGATTGCCGCCGAGATACCCGCGGTTATTTTTCGCACCAGTCCCCACGAAAGAAACAACGCGAATTTTGAAATCAACACGACCCGAATGAACAATGAATTGCTGAAACAACGACTCAGCTGTATCCCGATTTATGTCGATAGCGATTTCCCCTGCCAAGATTATCTCCTGGTGGTGGATAAACAGAATAAAACCAATGCCGTGGAATATGTCACTACCGCGGATTTTACGGTCGTCGATCTAAAGACGAATCAAGTGGATAAAAATTTAACCGCTAAACTCTTTCCGGCCAATCCGTTGACGGGGGATTATCCGGAATTAGTGCGTTTATTGCCGCGCGTATCCGAAAACATTGAAGGCGAGCGCATCTCCTTGAAATGCAAATTTGATATCGGCACCGCCAAAGAAGACAGTTCCTTTAATGTTTCCTCGTCGTGTGTGTACTCCAATACACTCGATCCGGTTAAAATTAAAGCGGCGTGGGCCGAGAAGAAGACGGAATTAGCAAAAACGCTCAGTGCTATCGAAATCGCATTCATTGAAAAGGATTGGCATTTACTCGACGCCAAGCGGCATTTCTTGCCCGATTCCTTTGATTTTATGGTGGAAACCGTCGGCCCGTTGACGAATATGGCAATTATTACAAAGGCCGCCAGCTTGATGTTGGCAAAATTAACGAAATTGCAAGAGACGATTCAAGGCGACCCTGCGGTGGTGGCCGCCTCGGAAACGACGATACCAAATAGCTTTGATATTACCTTGAAGGGCGAAGATTATACCTTAGGTAAAGTCATTGAATCGGTGTTGTACGATATACATTACGATAAAACCTTGTCTTACTGCGGGTTCCGCAAACCGCATCCGCATATTGACGAGTCGATTATCCGCATAGGGTTTAAAAGTCCGACGGATAAAGTGACGGTGATTACCTATATTGTAAATGCGGCCAATGAAGCTATACGCATTTACGAGAAAATTCGCAAGGTGTTTGACGTCGTTGCATAGGTATATAGCAGATAGCAACGCGAATAGCAAATAGCAACGCAAATAAAAACTAAATACTTTTTTATTTGCTATAAAAAAGTCTATTATAAATATAAGGTAATGACTGATCGGAAAAAGGTTACATTACAATTAGGAGATTTGATTCAAGTGAATGCACCTAATGATACCGATATAAATGGCGACATCTACTATTACATTACTTATATCGACCGTGCCAAAATACGTTTAGAAGAACCCACCGGCAAAGAAATCCTCTTAACTTTGACGGATGGTGAATGGGATAATGAATCGATTGAGAGTATTGCCATAAAAAGCCACGCCGCCGAAACGGGTTATGCCAGACAAAATAATTTAATGAATGGAGTGTGGGTTGATATTTACTTTAATGGCGATTTACCGATCACGTTAACCGGGCAAATTACCAATTTGGAAGAAGATAAAATTGAAGTGACGACTTTTCCAGAGAATGAGGTTATTTTTATTGATTTTGCTTACCGAGGGTTACCGGAAGATTTACCGATCGATAAGATCCAGATTCGAAAGGCCCCCGACGGGAGCCTTCAAAAAAAACCGCAAGAAGTATTGAACATAGAGGAACGAGGCCTAGCCCTAGGGGAACAGGCCCTAGGGGAACAGGCCCTAGAAGAACGAGGCCTAGAGGAGGTCCCCCCGATTGATTCGCTTGAACGAAAATACAATGAATTGCGCCAACAATGGTTGGAAATTCCCGAAGAAGAGAGAACCGACACAAATCTCGAATATGAAAGACAAAAGGAAATCCAAGACCAAACCCGCAATTATATATTTAACGCGGACCAAATACAATTTGGCGAAGATTTAGACGTGATCACCCAGCTGGTTGACGTCCCCGAGGAAGAACAACGCTATGATATCGATAAACAATTGGATGATTTATTAGATGATATGTTGTCGACCATCCCCTCTGCACAGCGAACCGAGACCGTTAAAAATAATGTGCATAAAATGATCCAACGGTTTAAACAATTACGAGAGAACTTTTCCATATTTGACGCCAAAGGGTATGCGTTGATGCCAAAGGCCCGCGGCCCAGCCTACAAACCCTTGGTGAGTGTCGTCGAAAAATTCGAGAAACAACTCTACTGGATGTTGCCGGTTGTGAAAACGAAAAAAAAAATATACACCGATGATCAGGCAAGTGATGAAGAGGACGAAAATGTAGACCAGGGCGCGGAGGATGTGGAATCTATTTCATTTGCGGAGAATTACAAAGCCGAAAAGGCCGTCGTTGCCAAGTATGAAGAAAATGAAGAGACTCTGGGCGAAGGCACAAAATATTCGCTCTTCCAAAAAGCCTTACAGCCGTATTTGACACCATTTATGGAGCCGGCTGAAAGCGCCGATATTATTGTGAATGCGCCGGTTCATACGACCATCACGGCCATTGTCGATAATTTGGGTGATTTTAATTCATCGGTCAACGGCAATGATACCTTTACGTCGCCGCACAGTGCCAATAAATATGAACGCAAACGCAAAACGCATCGTACACGCTTTGCCTTGCAAACTTACACGACGGGCGCCAGTGGACTCGATATTATTAAAGTCCGCGGAGACACTCCGATTGTTAAACGCAAAGAATTGACGCGAAACGACGAATTGGCGTTGAAGTCGATGGCGACCTTACCTGCCGCTACTGTGCGCTTTTCGCGCATTAATTTGCAGACCCCCTCTATTCTGGATAAATCAAATTTAAATATGCATTTTTTGAATTATTGGCAGTTATTGCGCACAAAAATGCACGTAGCGCAAACGATTATAAAGGCACCCTATCAGCACGACCCCGACACGTTTTTAAAAAAAATGCATAATTATACACCGGTTGAGCAAACATACACTCATTTTTTAGAGGCCATTATACCGAAAACAAAGTTTTTGTTTCATCAGATCAAGCCTTATTTGGTCGGCAATCTCTCCATCCCCGATATTTTAACTTATATGGAGCCTTTTATGATCTATCAAGATGATTTGAATGTACAGCATTATAAAGAAATGAATGTTTTTTTACAAGAAAAGATAAACGAGTACCGAAAAAAGTATGCGGCCAGGGCCCGCGAATATGCCAGTATCAAAGGTACGCAGGGTGTCTTTATTCCATCTCTCCTTAAAATTCTCGAGGAGAATACCAGTTTACGCACCAAGGTGTTGGATGTCTATGGCTTTAGTGAAACGATTATGAGTATGTCGAATGCGGATTTTCTGAAACGGATCTATGAGATTGATGGCGGTGTATTTTATAATAACGCGATTGCGCTTATTTCAACCCATTTAATGATTGCGGATGGATCGCGCGATATGGCCGATATTGATATCTATTTAAACAAAGAAAGGACCGTTGCAGAGGATAAGACAAAAAAGACGGCCAAAACAGCTGCCAAAACAACGACCACCGCCGCCAGTGGTGACTGCAGTAAAATTAAGGTGATTGCCAAACGCTATATCGAAAGCGACGAATTAAACGAGGATAATGGCCGGGAGATATTTTTTGACAAAAAGTATGATACAACCCATTACGACATTGGCGAAAGGTTTAAAGTCGACGCGTTGCTACCCATCCCAGCGCAAATCCAGCATTATATGGAGAAATTGATGAAAAATAAAGGAATGTCGGAACTGAATGCGCGACGTGATGCCGAAGCTATTGTAAAAGGAAAGCGCACCGTCGAATCGGGCGAATATGCTATTTTAGAAACGACCGATGAAACCAGCGCAACGATACAGTATTATGTGCGCCAGAATGAAACGTGGGTCTTGGACGCGACGATTGATGCCGAGACCTTTGCGGATAATCTGAAGATGTTTTGTAATTTAAATGAAAAATGTATTACGGTGAAAGAGAAATGCGAGGACCAAACCTCGGGCGCCAATCAACTGAAAAAACATAATTTAAATTTGCTCTTGGCCGAATTCAATACCGCCTTAAATGTGAATAAGGATATGATTACGAATCGCATTGAAGATGAATTAACGCGCGCGGATGCGCGTATTGACATTTTACGCAATTTGCGGCTAAGCAAGAGATATGTCTACGATACAAAAAAAATAGAACTGGGTCATACGGTCGAAGCAACCCAGGCGGCCGTCATCTCTCCTTATGATGGGTTATTAAATTCGATCACCGAGCGCAGACAAACAAATATCGCCAAATACTATTCGGATATTGCAAACTTTGTCAAGGCCTTTACCCGCGCAGGGCTCGCTGAAAATGCAGAGTCGCACTACTGGCTCTACTGCACAAAAAGCGGTAAGAAAATGTTGCCGACCTTTATTGCCCAACTCGCCACTACTTTTTTGACGGGCGGCAATTTCGGTCAAACGCTCGATAAAATATGTGCTCTTCAGGGCACACTCAGTGAAGATGGCGATAAATACGTGGATAAGTATAGCGGGTATACCATCAAAATGATTGAAATGAGTGCCGACGAAGAATACAACGAAGAAGGCTTTAAAATCATCACGCGAGCCGTCTTGGAAAGTGATGCGGGCGATGTGCTTTTGCAAAATGATGCCAGCGATCTGCTCTTGCAGCCCGAAGTAAAACGCAAATACGCCACGCCGGATGCGACGGCCATATACAACGTGATTGAAACCTTAAGCAAAAATATGGGTATCAATCTCGAAGACCACAAGGATTTTATTGTGGCAAATGTCTTGAAGCAGTTAAGTAATGCGAATGTGATGCCGCCCAAAGCGGCTTATGCGAAGTCATTTGCATTGATGGCTTCCAAAGGCAAAACCATCGACACCTACGAAATTGCGTATAATGCAGCCTTGCTCTATTTAACGTTCGCGTATTATCTCATTGCGATTCAATTAAGTACACCTCCCATTAAAACCAAAACCACCTTTCCGGGCTGTAAACAGTCGTTCGGCGGTTTTCCGCTCGAAGACACCGACTCGAATAATATGGCTGGGTTAACCTATGTTGCGTGTGTAGCGTTTAAAATAAAAAATAAAGCGGCCTTACCGTGGGCGGCGATTGCGAATCGGGCTGATAAATTCATTGCCAAACAAATGGAAGGCTACATCACCCGGTTTATTTTACCGACAGAGGAAGTCCAAAATGGCATTAAACAGTTAAAACTCTATCGCACCGAGAATCCGGAAAGCGCTTTTATTCCGCCGGACCATACGATTGAAACGTGGTCAAATTTCTTGCCGCCTTTAAAACCACTGAAAATGCAGAGCACGCAAGATCTCGGCGATGTGTTTAAAACGCGCTTATCGGATAGTTTGCGCAAGGGTAAGAAAGACCAAGACGATTATATGGGTGAAGTGCACTCAAAAATATTACTGTTTTCTTTCCATATTATTGCTTTAATTGAAAAAACGGTCGCCGGGGAACAGGCGCTGTTGAAAGGGAAGAATGGCGTTCCTTTTGTGGAAAATGCGTGCTGCGAAATCGGGGAAAATAACACCATCAAGTATTTCATTAAAAATGAGCCCGAGATTGCGGTGTTTAACGCGAAAGTCGTGCGGTTGAGCGGGCTCTACGATGATGCGAAAAAACTCAGTAAGGCGGTCATACTCTACGATCCGAGCAATACCAAACGCAAATTGCGAGAGATTGAAAACAAATTTTCAGAGCAGACGATTTACCGAGCCTTTATTGTGTATTGCAAATTTAACAGTTTGGTGCCTTTGAGTGATAATTTAAAGGCCATTTGCCCGGCCAAGCCGGAAAATTTTGAAGTGAATGATTCTTTGGAAGAAAGCATCCGCAAATTAAAAAGCAACGCGCGCAACTACGGCGAACAGTCCTTGCAACAGCTTTTGGAAATTATCAACACCTCGACGAAAAGTTTCATTAAGCAGGAAGAAAAAGAGGTATCGAATATCCAGAAATTAACGGAAATTATGGATCGAATGGATGCCGAACATAAAGGATCTACTGTTTTTCGGGATGATTTTATGAAGGTCCTGGGAACCTTTGAATTGAATACGCTCTCGGAAGACACCCCCGAAATGTATAGATTAAAGAATTTATTGGCCAAAGTAAATACGGCAATGGTGACCCAAATCACTACGTTTATTGGAAACTATAAAAATCCGAAAGGCGCCGAATTTAAAAAATTCAAAGAGTGTTTGGAAACGATTGTGCAATTCAAAGAAACCGGCAATAATCTCATTCTGGGCAAAAAAGAGGAGACGGGCTATAAGATGATACAATTTATGAAAAAAACAATGCGGGCGTTAACCCGCGAATTCCCGAATATTATTATGAATGCGGTAAAATATGAGAAGGTAAATGTGCCCAAACACTGGGAATTGTCTGCCATCCACGAAAAGAACGTGAAAGAATTTATTAAAGAGCATTACAGTGAATTTACGCCCTTTTATAAAGATGCCCAAATTCGGTTGCTGATGGAAAAAATGATTGGATTAACGAGTGAATTGAATGAGCTGGCCCAAAACACCTTATGTTATGCGCCGGTAGAACTGCCTACCAAAAAAAGACATACCGAGTCCGACAAAGAAAAAGAAAAAGAGTCCGACAAAGAAAAAGAAAAAGAAGAAAAGTATTCTACGTTTGATTTAGATTTAACAACCTTGTTATTTAAATTTTATTTTTTCAGTGTGCTGGCCGATTTAATCGGTCTCCAAAAAAATAAAGAAATCTTAACTCAACCGCTGACCCAATTGGGCGAAGAGGAGGAATCTTTTATGACCAAGGCCAATGAACAGGAAATACTGTTTGGCAATCAAGCCGAATTAGGCGAGAAAATTGCTGCACTCATTGTTGCCTTTACCAATGTTATCTGTAGTGATAAAAGCGTGATTGATCAGAATTATAAAGGGTTAATGGAGCTGCTCTTGCGGTCGAAAGAACGGGAAAAAAAAGAGATCACCGACTATTTGGGGGCTATGACGGTGGAAGAGCGGAGGGTGGAGGATCTGTTTAAAAACAATAAATTGGGTCGCTGGAGTAAAGGCCAGCAAAAGGGTAATTATACGTATGTGGCGGGAACCTATGACGAAGAAGTGGCAAAAATGGAAGAGATGACGCGGAGCGATATAGCGGCGGCGGACGCGGAAGCAGCGGAAGCGGCGGACGAGGCAGCGGATAAAGAAGATAATATGATTACGTATATGGGCGAAGATGCTGAACCGGAAGAGTATGAAATGGACGGGGATGAGAATTATTAAAGTACAGACGCAAATAATAATATATTTTTAAATTATATTATAATGTTTGAAAAACGTTGGGTGCGACATAATAAAGTATCCGTGGCGATTCTGCTCTATATCATTTTATTCGGGTTGGTGAATGTTTTAAAGCCGGCCTTTATCTATAACCCCGATGGTTCTTTAAAGGAATTTGGTGTGGGGTTTCGCAAAAAAACCATTATCCCAGCTTGGCTCATATCTATCTTTTTGGCGATCATTGCTTACTTTAGTGTAGTCTATTTGAGCGCCTATTGATACTTTGGCTGGTTCGCTTGGAACGCGGCATCATCGGCTATTTTCTTTTTTTCTGAGGCTTCATATTCGTCGTGGAGTTTTTTCATATCAGCCGCTGATTTTTTACAGCCAATATTTACAATATAATTATAACTAACTGTCGTTACCAGAAAGCCCGTCAATAAATTCCAGATAAATTCGGAAATGGTGTACTTCATTTCCACAAATTCGTACAATTTATCGCGGTACATATTGTTTTTCTCCACTTCCCCGGTAAATTTTTTCAGAATGCCGGCCGCTTGCAAATTCGCCCACGCGGTGTCAAAGATCGGATGATTTTTTGAGATAGTACCATCTTTACCGACGGTTTCGGTGACTGGTTCGGGTGAGAACTGATTAATCACTAACGAATCGTCGTTGGTGACGCTGAGCAGTGCCCGCTTGGTTGTACCAGTGGCGTCATCCGTTTCTTCCGCGACAATATTCTTCATTAGCTCCGGCAATCCCATTAATTTAACGACCAAATAGCCAAAGGTGTTGGAAAAAGGAGAGAGCCAACCGGGAAATATAATGAGAAACATATGCAAGGTCACAAAGATTAGCAGCCACGGCACAAAGGTAATAAACAGTACCGCTTGCCATTGTTTCACTCCGCACATTGCATCCGCCAAATTTAAATTGATGAAATATTCGCCGGTGATGATAAATAGCACATAGCAGACCTTGACAGTTACTTTTTGGCTGGCGTCGCTGCCACTCATAAAAATACTAATAATGCAATATACCGTGGTGATCAAAAAGAAAAATAACATTGCTGACTGGGGATTAGGCGTTGGTTTTGTAGTATTGGGCGTCGCTGCATTCGGGTTATAATCGGCCATATATAAATATTAGCTATAATTTTATTTTGTGAATTAAACTATATGAATATGAATCTAGCGGCGCCGCGATTAATTGAGCCGGGTGTTCGGTATTTTTTAAGCGGGACCTTGAAAGAATGCCGTAAATTTAAAGATAATCATACGACTCTTTTTTTTAATATGTATATGAGCGGTCTCTTTCTGCTGGTGATTGGAGGCTTTTTACTGTATAACTATAAGGGTAAATTAACACCGGCTGAACACGAACTAAAATCACGCAAGAAAAAAGAATACATTATATCCAAATTACACCAAATGGCCTACTTACGCAAAACACAAGGCAATGCGAATGGACTGATTACCGCTTTGCCGCAATGGTAATGTTTCTAAACCATTAAATATATGGATGCATATATTTTATGGATGCATATATTTTATGGATGCATATATTTTATGAATGCATATATTTTATGGATGCATATATTTTATGAATGCCTATTATATGGATGCCTATTATACCGATCCCTATTATAAACTTAAGCAAAAATATCAAGAAGCAATAACTGAGCGAAAAAATAAAATTAAAAAAGAGGATATCCCCTTAAAAGAGAAACGCTTGAAAATTAAAAAACTGATCAGAAAATGTGTGAATTGTAATAAGCCGGGCGGCACGATTTTCGAAGAGAGAAATGGCACCTTAAAAGCGGTATGTGGCAGTAAAACACCGTGCAATTTGAATATCAATCTGAAACGCAAATTATATGATAATGTGCGCGATTTAGAGCAAAAAAATATGAAGGCGATTGAAAATAAAAAAATGAATATTATTCGGACCAAGCTCGATTATTTATTTGGTCTAATCAGTTCCAAAGATGAAATCGTGGATAAATTTAATACCTTAAAAAGTGAATTGGCCCAAATTAGTGAAATCCAGTTGGTGATTCAGAAAAAATACGGCGATATCATCAGCGGTATTCATCGCGAACCTTTATTGGCGGATGCCAATATAGAATTGATCAATGAAATTGCGGAGCTTAAGAAAATAGCGGACGATTATTTAGTAGATCCCTCGCCGGCCTATTTAACCACAATGGTCGAAAAATACGTCTCGAAGATCAAGCCTTTGACCGAAAAAATCCGCCAAATGAATTACGCGGTTTATGCGATCGAATCAAATATAGATGCCGAAGATGGATTTGCCGATACGGAGGAAGGTGCTATTGCCAAAGAAAAAAAGGCCATTTATACTCTGGTAGCCTTGCCGTATCGGATGGCCCAACTTGAACAAGAACGTAAGTAAGAAAAAAAATATATACTTTTAATGTATATGTTTTTCAAATATATTTCGGTAAAAATATTTTTCGTTAGTTTATGTGCGGGGCTTTTGTTTGCTTATCTCTCGACGCCGCCGCCGACCATCATCCACGTTTATCCCACGCCCGATAATTCCGACCAGCTGGAATATATTGACAAAGCCAATAATTGTTATAAGTTTGATGCGACGGAAGTGAAATGTCCCTCTGACCCCAGTTTAATTAAAAACATTCCCATCCAAAAATAAATAACCTATATATATAAATGAAGGGCAAAAGAGGTATGATGAAATTACTCCATACGGAGAATGGTCGATATGCGATTTCTTTTATATTGGGTATGGGGCTCGCGAGTTTATTTAGAAAAATCTGTAAAGATCGCAACTGTTTGGTATTTCAGGCGCCGCCCTTAAGTGAAGTGACCAAAAATACCTATACGTATGGCGACAAATGTTACACGTTCAAAGAAAGAATGACCAAATGCAATCCTACGAATAAAGAGAAGATTCCTTTTTAAAATTAAAATTAAAATTAAAATTAAAATTATATATAACAAAATGCGTCTATACTATTAATTATTAATGCAATTAATAGTATAAATGAGTGGCACCACCAGTATTGACGCTCTGCCCCTGTCCCCTCAAACGGGCGCCAATATCCGGATGGATACGTACGAGCAAAATATTAAAGTCCCGAATCCTGCGCAAGCGCTGCAACACGAACGCGACAATGATCCCGCGACAATGCAGAAAAATTTGAACCAATTTGTGACGGGGATCCAGCAAGCGAGTGCCGCCGGAATGACCGCGCTACCGTCCCGCGACATTCCGCAAAATCAGCAACATTTATCGCAGGATGTCTATGTGCAGCCGAATTATCTGCCGAACAATGGACAGCAGGATTATATCCGCGCGGAGCAAACGAACGATGAGATTATTCGCGCCCAGGCCCAAAAACAGGAAAAGAAAAATAATTTTGATCTGTGGTACGATGAATTGCAGGCGCCAGTCCTTATTGGTATTTTATTTTTCTTGTTTCAATTGCCCGTCGTGCAACTGCAATTATGTAAAATATTGCCGACCCTTTTCAATAAAGATGGTCATCCGAATCTCTCAGGCTATGTGTTTACGAGTGCTTCTTTTGCAGGCGTCTACTATTTTTTGGTCAAGAGTATGTATTTATTGGAGAGATAATATATACTTTTGAGAAAAGTATCGCAAAATACTTAACAATACTTTGAGAAAAGTATCGCAAAATACTTAACAATACTTTTGGCAAAACACCTTCGCAAAACACCTAACCAAAAATACTTTTGCAATACTTTTTCCAAAAGTATTTTAGGGAATTAATAGTGTATCAATGCTGCTATTAAACCGCTCAATGCATTTGGAGTAATTTAATTCTTCCATACAATATTTTTTAAGATCAAATAGACTTTCTGCTTTATAATTCGGATAGGATTGACATACATTATTGTAGAGATATTGTGCGTATACTTGATTATTTTCGTACAATATAACCGGTTTATATTTTTTGATAGTTTCGATTCCTTTTGCGAATATAAAATTCTCCGACCCTTGTGCATCGCAGTGAATATACCCAATATCATCTAACTTCATATTATCGATCGTGGTTAAATGAATGTCTTCGCCATCATAACCTAAACCAATACCCCCAAAATTACATTGCAAATCCTTTTCTTCATTATATCTTTTAGCTACTACGCCGCGGCCACCATCTAAATCAATACTATTCATTTTCCCCTTTCCTTCAAAACAAAACACACCTAAATTATTCGGTATGATTTTCGCTTGTAAATTATTTTGATTTATATTTTGAACCAATAAATTATACATATTACGCTGAGGTTCATAGACATATAATTTCTTGTCATCCCTTAAAAAAGAAGAATAAACAATAGATGAAGTTCCACAGTGGCCGCCGATTTCTAAAATATTACGAGTCGGGTCTATATAGTCACGCAACTTCATTAAAGTATCAATGTCCCAATAGTTTCCAACTTTAAATTCAGCTCCAATATAAAATTCATTTTTATACAACGTAATTAACCCATAATTTGTATTATAGGTTTCCATTATAGACTTATAAATAAATGTTTTTTCTCATTTAAACGCTTTAAATGAAAAAATATATACGCATAGAATAAAATGCCCATTATGCCCATTCTCCGTTGTTTACCGTTGGGTTTAATCATTCTTTTATTATTGGTCATCATCCTCTTGCTCTGTAGTTTAATAAGCTTTATCGTTCTCATCGTTGTTTTTGATAAGAAGTGCATTTTAACAAAATGTTTGGCAATGGTAGATTCAACGGGGGCCTTCAAGGCAAACCCGCTGGTAGAGGCAAACCCGTTAGTAGAGGCAAACCCGTTAGTAGAGGCAAACCCGTTAGTAGATGCAAGCCCGCTGGTAGATGCAAACGCAGTAGACTTCACGGTAAACCCTTTTGATGCAACGCTTACGACGAAAATGTAGAAAAAGTTTTTGATTTAAATGTACCAACGGGGCAGTTTGTCACGCACGCTTCGAATGGCGATCGCAAACAAAAATCATTGGGATAGCCTTGGTCTAAACAATTGGTTAAAGATTCAAAGCCTTCTTTTACAGGATTTTTAATTGGTGTCGGTCCTTTGGGTTTACGGAAAAATAAATAGTAGACGCGACCGAGAACCGAAACGAATAAAAAGAGCACCAGGAGCAATATATAATGATAAAAGCGCATTATTATATATTAGGGGTACAAATATTAGCTGGCAAATATTACCAAATATTGAATACATTTTTTTTATATTTTTTATATTTTTGGGTTTTTTTAGAATAGGAGCCCTTATACGATTTTTGCCTTCTAGTGCCTTTCCCTTTTACCGGTATATATTTAAAAAAATATTTATTGTATTCTTTTGAATCTTTCTGGTCTTTGAGTTCTTCGTATTTGGCGGCCTTGTTGCTGCGTAATTCCACGATGGTTTTTTCATTGCCGTAACAATTAATGTTAAACCGTTTTAATAATCCTTTTTGTTCTAACCGATTTTTGGCTTGGACATTGATTAAATATTGGGCCATACACAACACGCGCTCGTGGTCATAATACGGCCGATCCGCGTAAAGAAAGGCCAGCAAAAACAATAACATTGTTTCAATGGTCGCCACTTTCACGGTTGTATTTTTATTTTTTATCGTGTTGTAACTGTAGCAGCCATACGGCTCGTAAATAAAACACAAGGTATCCTCGTCGACAATGACCTCATAATGCGTCATAATAATATCATTCCCGACCGGCGGTTTTTTCACAATGGTCACCTTTTTAAACCCGGCTTCTTCTAATTTGCCTTTTAAAATGTAGGCGACGGCTTTCGGATCTTCGGCCAAGACGTCAAAATCCGGAACGTGCAGTAACTGTTTCTTTTGGTCGGGGGGCATATAGCGCCCATAGAGACTGCTGGCATACCCGCCGATAAAGACGACGCCTTCATTAATCATCGTATTTTTCACTAAATTGTAGAGCGTATCATTTAATTCGGGATTCCCCGTAAAATCTCTCATAAAATTTATTTCTGAACATTTGGGGTTTTCTTTTAAAGGGTGACTTTTGTTTAAGAGAAGGAGCCGGCGGTAGATTTTTTCCCAGCGCGTCACATCGCCGTCCGGTCGCGACAGTTCGTTGTAGATTTGTAGGCGCAAATAATCGGGCGGCGCATAAGAAATCCCTTCTTTTCGGATCGAATTCTTGTAGAGGACCCTAAAAATTTTTGGCTCGAGCTGGGTAATGTCGGCGATCGGTATAAAATTCACAAAGACCTTATAGGTTTCTTTGTGCATTCCGGCGCGCACTTCTACATCGGTATAATTATGATTCGCATAAATAGTTGCTAATTCTTTCGCGTGTTTTATGGCCATCGGCGAAAAAAAATCATAGTCGGGGATTTCGACATCCTTGTCGTAAAACTGCTCCACGACGGGTAAAATATTATTAATGGCTGTGCCGCCGTAACAAACGACCTTTTTCCGGCGCATAAAATTCTCTAAAATTTTAATAATCGCCACGATATCATTGGATTGTTTAATTTTTTTTCCTAATTTTGATTCGGCCCGATTAACGGCATTATGCAATATTTCCATTTCTTTCTCTTCCATATCTACTATTAAAGAAGAAATTAAATCTTAAATCTTAAATCTTAAAGCCGCAATGGGGCAATGCCGGGTAAGACGTCCGCTGAGCGACTGGCGTAGGAGTAGCTGGGGATTTGCGCAGGCGGTATAGCAATAAATATTGGAATAAACCGGTAGCGTTCATCCCTTAATATAAACGCAGAACCGGCCTCATCAAACATTTGTGTATAACGCTCCATATAGGGGTCAAAATTCTGAAAAGACATCCCCACCATTTGACAGCCATAGGTCATTAATAAATCCGCCGAATAATTGGAATTTGAGTTTGAATTATCAGGCGCCGTGATAGTCATATTTTGTTTATTGTAATATAACAATTCGTTGGCGTCGGGGCAATATTTAACTTCGGAATAGCGCAGGCTGCGGGCAAAAACCGAATTGGTTGCCATATTTACATATTCATTTAGCCTGGTGCTAGTAAATAACGGATTGGCCTTGTCCACCATCACAATCACCTGCCCCATTAAATTACTGAGGGGGCCGTAACTCCCCATATTATGGCCGTCGCTTTCATAGCTAAATTTTTTCCCTAGCAGGCGATCTGTGAGGGTATTGTACAAGACCTTGGACATTTGTTCGTAGATGGCCGCATTATTGGACATTATGCGAAAATGCAAGAGTAACGGGTCATTGGGATTCGGACACGTATTGCCGGAAAAGGCGTAGGTGGCAATCACGGACATTGCATCCAGAAAAGGGACACTATTATAGGACCCTTTCACATTAAAATCGGAGATGGCAGAAATGGCAATAACGGGATTATTGTCGACTGAATAGATTTCAAAATCTAAGCAGCGCGCGCCTTGTTTAATGCAATTTTTCAAAGCACATAAATTCACAAAATCGTTTTTAAAAATGCCGGAAGCACAACAATTGTAAGCGGTTTTTATATAGTAATCGCGCAATTTATACTGGTAGAGGGGATTGGTCGTGTTAATGCTCCGAATGAGGGGAAAATCCGTATAGATGTTGGCAATGCTTTTACAGTTGTTTGCATCTAAACTGAGTTTATTGTAGCACCAAAAAAATATAATGAAAAAGAGCGTCCCGAGTATGATAATCATCATTTGCGTGACCCCGTCAACACTGCCGATATCCCCAAGCACTTTTAGGTCGACTACACTGTTAATTTTTTTTAAGCTTGCATTAAAGGTTTGCGCCGCGGCCGTGCGTGATTTGGTTACTATGCTTGAGGTTGCTATACTGGGGCCTGGTATACTTGGTCTTGCATTTTCCATAACTTATATTAATATATATAGAGTTAAAAAAAACTAATAGTAATATATACAATGGCTGGTGGTTTATTAAATCTAATTTCCTATGGTAACCAGAATATATTTTTAAATGGTAATCCGTCCAAGACGCTATTTAAATGCAAATATGCTAAATATACGAATTTTGGTCTGCAAAAATTCCGAATTGATTTTGACGGCTTGCGGACCTTGCGGCTTAATGAATCCTCCTATTTCAAATTCCGGATGCAGCGCTATGCCGAGCTGGTAATGGATACTTATTTAGTCGTGACGCTGCCCAATATATGGAGTCCTATTTTGCCGCCAAGTGTTGAGCGCGATCAAGCCCAATGGCGGCCGTATGAATTTAAATGGATCAAAAATCTCGGCACCCAAATGATTAAAGAAGTCCGCTTTACGATCGGCGGGCAAATCATTCAACGCTTTTCGGGGGCTTATTTACAGAATTTAGTCGAACGAGACTTTGACGAAAACAAAAAAAAACTGTATTATGAAATGACCGGAAATGTGCCGGACCTCAATGATCCTGCCAACTCGGGCACGCGCACCAACGTGTACCCGAGCGCGTACTATGACGGCTCCATCTTGGGCTGTGAGCCTTCTATCCGTTCGCGGAAACTCTACATCCCGATTAATGTGTGGTTTACCTTGGCGGCGAAAATGGCCTTCCCGTTGGTGAGTATGCAATACAATGAACTCTTTATCGACATTGAAATGCGGCCGGTGAATGAACTCTATGTCGTGCGCGATGTATCCAGTCCAGATATGAATTATCAGCAAGCCAATCAAACCGATAATTTGTTTCAGTTCCATCAATTTATCCAGCAGCCGCCCAATCCGCAGCTTGACTATACCGATGCAGATAAAAGGACCAACTGGGCGGCCGACGTACATCTGATTAGCACGTATGCCTTCTTGAATGAAGAAGAGATGCAAGTGTTTGCAGCGCAAGATCAGCAATATTTAATAAAGGAAGTGTATGAATACTCGTTTCCGAACGTGACGGGAACCAAAAAGGTCTTGCTTGATAGTTTGAGTATGGTCGCGAACTGGATGTGGTACTTTCAGCGCAGTGACGCGTATATGCGTAACGAATGGTCGAATTATAGCAATTGGCCGTATGATTATTTACCCTTCGATTTGGAAAGTCCAGGCGATCCGGAGCGTTTCGCCCCTTTAACCTTGACCGGCTACGATAATTATACGCCAGCGATCAACCCGATTGGGATTGGGTGCTATAAGGGTCAGTCAAATGCGCCGTCGAGTATTTATGTGACAGGGCAATATAGTCCCGCCAACCAGAAAGATATTATGCAATATTGGGCGCTACTGTTAGACGGCAAATACCGCGAAAACTCGTTTGATGCTGGCGTGTTTAATTATGTGGAAAAATATGCGCATTCGAGTGGCAATTCGCCGGCGGGTTTATACTGCTACAATTTCAATTTAAATACGAATCCGTTTGATTTTCAGCCGAGCGGCGCGATGAATTTGAGCAAATTTAAAAATATTGAATTTGAATTTAGCACGTATCAGCCGCCGCTGGATCCATCGGCGCAAGTATTTACGATCTGCAATCAGTTGACGGGCGATGTGATTGGTATAAACAAACCGACGTGGCGGGTCTATGATTATAATTATGATTTAACGGTGTTCGAAGAGCGGTTTAATGTCTTGACCTTTACGTCGGGTAATGCGGCGCTTTTGTATGCGCGCTAAATGTTTTGCTAAATGCTAAATGCTTTGCTAAATGCTTTGCTAAATGCTAAATGCTTTGCTAAAATGAAAAAAATATTACACAATATTTTTTTAATTTAAATATTTACTGGCGCTGGCGGGAACGCTCGCGTTGGCGGGTGCGGGAACGCTCGCGAGTGCGGGAACGCTCGCGAGTGCGGGAACGCTCACGGCTTTGGCCGCCGGTAAATTCGCGTTCACGGCCAAATTCGCGTTTCATGTCGCGTTTAATGTCGCGTTTCAGGTCGCGCTTCAGTTCGCGCTTTAAAGCGAACTTCAATGTTCGGGGAATACCCAGCTTCTTGGGGCCTACACGCTTCGTTTTATGAACCATTTATATATATATCAAACAAAAAAATATATATTTTTAAGGATTTAAGAATAAGGATTTAAAAATAAGGATTTCCGCCTAAACCTTTTTCTACCAAATAGTATCATTATTCCAATACATTCCATCGCCTTTTTTAATGCCGTAAATTGTCTTAAATAATTCTGAACGAGCCAAAACACAATTGGTTCGATATTTCTCTAAAGGATGCGGATTCATTTTTAATTGGGCCTTGATGGCTTTTTTATAGACTTTTTGGCGCGACTGTGTTGCAAAATTCATATACAATTTGCTTAAATTCGTTTCTTTGATTTTAAGTGATTCATCATTGGCAATTTGGTTGTCTAAAATATAAGATTCAATTAATGCTAAACCGGAAATATCCGCTAAATCTTCGCCGATACTCATTGACGCATCAAAAATTATGCCATCCCGTTTTGCAAATACTTCATATTGCTTAATAACATCATCCATTTTCTTTTGAAAGTGTTTGCGATCAGCCTCCGTCCACCAATTGTTTAGATTTCCATCCGCATCAAATTTACTCCCAAAATCATCTAACGCGTGCGACATTTCGTGGCCTAACGTATAGCCCACATACACTGCATTGTATTCTAACCCCCTTTCGTCTAAATCAATAAACGGTTTCTGCAAATACGCCATTGGAATATAGATGGAATTACTCGTGGGGCGATAAAAAGCATTCACAATATAGCACTGCGTGCCTCCTAATTTAAATTTATTCCAATCAAATTCGGGGATGTCAATCACCGGTTTTCCTTCTAAAGCTACAAATTTTTTATGTTTCCAGCGCAGCAGCAACCCCACATTATGGAGCGGATCATCGGCCTTGTATGCAAATAACGGATCATAGCGCATCTCATCCGGTTTGCCGACCGTAATGGTCATTTTCTTTAATTTGTCGAGCGCCGCTTTTTTCGTCGAGGGCGCCAACCAGGTGTTCACGGATACTTTCTGGATGTACACTTCTTTTAAATCATCAACCATATGTTTCACATAATTGATATACAGGGGATTATAGTTATGTTGCATATACTGCTCGGACAAAAAGGTATTAAACATTAACGAGAGCCCAAATATGGGGTAAATCTCGGACGGCATTGGCGTCGGCTGGCCTTCTAGAAATTTATTGTAAAAATTGTAGTGAATGTTGCGCATCGAATCTTCAAACCGGATCATTTGTTTAAACTGGATAAATAACCAGTACATTTGCCATTGCGGCGAATTCCAGTTTTCTTTGAGCAAACGCACCATACATTTAAAACTATTGAGTTCGCCGATGATGACGTTTTTGGGCGGTTCACTGTAGCCCAGTTTTTTCGTAAAGAGTTTCCAATCAAATCCATACGTCGTCTCTAACTCGTGGGCACTGACTTTATTGTAATATTCGGGATCTGATTTGAGCGGTCCTTCGCAATACATTGCGTCCAACATTGCATTTTCGACGGTCCAGATGTCTTCCGGGTTATATTTGCTGGCTTTACTGGCGCCTAGACAAGCGGTAAAGACTTCGCTAATGTAGTGCAGGTACTCCTTTTTCACTAATTTCTTATAAGTTTTGGTTGCCGCATCATCGCCGGCCACTGGGCCCGAATAAATGGCATTATCGTAGATGCCCAGTTGTGCTAAATTTAAATGACTAATGTACTGCTTCACATTTTTCTCGTCGGGGTACAGGGCCCATTGGATGGGCGAACACCACGAAATGGTCTCGTTGGCATTGACCATCGCCAATAAACCATACATATCCGCGCTTTGCATATAGGAATCTAATTGCTTGACAACCGCATCGACGTGTACAAATAAGGCCTTGGTCGTATTCTCGGATAAGGAGCGATAGACGTTATTAATCGCAATGGCTTTCTTGCTCGTGGGATTTTCCTTAATGTAGGTTTTTATATAATCAAACAAGTTATAATAGACCTTTTCTTGCATAATGCGAAAAGTATCGTATTGCACATAGTAATTTTTCTTTCCTGTTTCAATGTCGTTTTCCTTAAACCATTCCGCATTGGCATACCCGTAAAAATCATTTTTAACCTGATGCATAACTTTAGGTATATCCCCTTGATGAAAATTATCTTTGAGATATTTGGTATATCTTTCGCTCTGTGTTTTATATTTTTTATATCTGGTATCTTTTTTAAATTTCGCTTTGATTTTCGCGAAGGTTTCTAAATTTTTTGGATTGGTATAAAAATTTCCAGCATAAGTAGTATATTGCCCCGTCGAGCAAATGCTCCCCATTTCACTATCGGTGTAACAATGTTTATCGTTTTTCCGAGTTTTATTATTTTTTTTGGGGGGTTTCAAAGGCATTTATATATTATGTATATATAAATAGCATAATGGCTGATACCAATGATAATGCGGGTGAGAATGAGAATGCAGATGACGTCGAAAAATCGCCATACACACACAATGCAAATGGTGATCTGGTTGATGAAAATGGAAATCCAGTGGAGTGGAACGATTCGAAGAGTTGGGGGGGCTTTTTTAAAGCGCTTGTCAACTATTTTATGCTATCTCTTTTAATTGGTCTGCTGGGGTCAGGGTTTATTTATTTAACGACGCGTGGCAGTGATTTGGATGATATTTTACCGACGGAAGGCGATTTTTACGAACGAAATCCACTGGGCGTGAAAGTCAATGGGCCATCGGTGGACGTAAATTGCGTGGAAGTGAGCACGGGTACGACGGAAAAATTCATCAACAATTTTCCTTACTATATGAAAGGCGAAGATGATTTGGACGCTTTTAAGAAAAGAGGTAAGGATCCGAAAACAGGTAAAGGCGGTCCAGGACTAGGGAAGCGTTTTAACCGCTGGTTTGCGCGAACCGTGATGGGCTGTTTTCAAATTAATCGCGGCTTATTCAAATCTTGGTTGGACTTTTTTGAGCCTAATACGCCGCTTGGCAATCATACGTTTCAAATCTATTTGGGCTTTCCCGTCACTTTTTTTGTTAGTCAGTTGTTTGTGCCTTTAGTGACCGGTTTTGTCGGCGCGGCGATTGGCGCTTTTGGCGCAGATATGACAATTACGGTGGTGGGCATTTTTCTTGGCTGGACGTGGCTTTTGCTTATTGGGCTGGCGGTTATCATCTATGTGCGTTTTTTAGTCAGTATCATCCTGTTGCCACTGCTAATAAATTGGAAAGAAATAGCACATATAATGGCGTGTAATGTGAAATCAATCGCGATTTTATTTGGCTATTTTGCTTGTACGGCCGCTTATAATTATTTAGATTCAACCATTTCGGGAATGATGGGCATTGTGTTTTTAGTGATGGTGGCAAAAACCTTATACACATATGTTTCTAATCAATAAAATATAAAGCTTTTTCAATGTAAACTATGTAATGGGGAAAAAAAACAAAACCAAGGTATCTCTTCTAACTGCGGCGCCTTTAAAACATACGGTGCCTTTTGTCAGTGTCTGCACGCCAACCTTTAACCGCCGCCCTTTTATTCTCTCTATGATTAAATGTTTTGAACATCAAGATTATCCCAAGGACCGGCTCGAGTGGATTATTATTGACGACGGGACCGATAAAATTGGCGATTTGGTTGCACATATCCCTCAAGTGAAATATGTGGCCTTGGAGAAGAAGCGCTTGCTGGGCCAAAAGCGCAATTTAATGCACGAGAAAACCAAAGGCGATATTATCGTGTATATGGACGACGACGACTATTATCCGCCACAGCGGATCTCGCACGCGGTGGAGATGTTAACAAAAAATCCGAAAGCCTTATGCGCGGGTAGTAGCGAAATTTATATTTATTTTAAACATATTCAGAAAATGTATCAATTCGGGCCGTATGGTCCCAATCATTCGACGGCGGGCACGTTTGCCTTTAAACGCGAATTGTTAACACTCACGCGCTATGACGATGGCGCGGCTTTGGCTGAAGAAAAACATTTCCTGAAAAATTATACGATTCCTTTTGTGCAATTAGAACCGTTGAAAACCATTTTGGTATTTTCGCACGCCCATAATACGTTTGATAAGCGGCGATTACTGGAGAATATAAATCCGACGGTTACCAAAGAATCGCCGAAAACGATTGAAATGTTTGTGAAAGAGCCGGATCTCTACGATTTTTATGTGAATCAAATCGAAGTGGCCTTGAAAACGTATGAACCCGGGCGACCCAATATGAAGCCGGATGTCTTGATGCAGATGGTCCAGATTGAAAAGGAGCGAAAGCTTGAAATGGAAAAGGCAAAACTATTGCAACCGCAGACCATCACCCTGAAACAAGGGGACGGACCGCCCCAACAACTCACGTTTGAACAAGTGGTTGGCATTCTGCAGCAGCAGCAAGCGCAGATTATTCATTTAACCCATTTATTAGAGGGCAAAGATACGGAGATAAAAATATTAACCGAGGCTTTACAGCAAAGTAATATATAATAAAAATATATTAAAGATACATCGACAAGGTACAGTAACTAGGAAATGACTGATTACGAGACCCACGATGAGTTCTATCTGGAAGAACTGAATAACCGAAATCCCTCCACTGAAAAGCGGTCAAAACGGCCGCGTTATTTTCCGTCGAATCGCCCCCAGTCCTTGATTAAGAATGCCGTGACGGGTGTACCGTATCCTTATATCGTCGGCTCCAAAGAGCAATCGCTGCTGTATAAAATTATCGATACGACTGGCACGTGTGATCCGGAGGGGTATGTGATTAAAGCGCGCAATGAGCTGCCGAACGCCAATACCAATCATTTGTTTTACGATAGCCCGGAACAATGTATGAGTCATTTGCGGTTGACTCTGAATCCGGTTGAAGTGGCGAGGTGGCACGAAACACATTAGTACACTTTTTAAAAAGTACAAGGTTTTGCGGTACAAGGTTTTGCGGTACAAGGTTTTGCGGTACAAGGTTTTGCGATACAAGGTTTTGCGGTACAAGGTTTTGCGGTACAAGGTTTTGCGGTACAAGGTTTTGCGGTACAAGGTTTTGCGGTACTTTTTTGAAAAGTACAATTACGTTGTTTTTCTATATAAATAGAATTGTTTATATATAAAAAATGGCAAATAAACTGGTTTTTATTCCCAATGGTCGGCTCGGCAATGCATTTTTTCGCTATCTGGCGTGTGCACTAGTAAATATCATTAATCCGGCGCTGGAATATACTTTACAAAAATATTTTGTTAAACCGAAATCGACGTTTACCTATTATGCGGGATTAGATGCACCCGGCAATGATGCATCGACCGCATCAAACCAAGCTATAGCCGCCAAAGAAGCTGAACGGGATAACGCCATTATGGGGTACAATACGCTGGGTTATTTGAAACATACGATTGACCCGACCCAACTAAGCAGCAATACATATGTAAATAAAGACAACGGGCAAGGCTTGTATGTGAAAAAAACACTCACGGTCGACGACGAGACGTTTTTTGATATTTTTTATAAAAAATTAGAATACTTTAATGTGGTGATGGATGGCTACTTTCAATTTGGGTACATCTACTTAAAATATAAACCACATATTTTGGCTTATATGGAGGAGCATAAACATACACACCGCATTCAAACCGACCTCAATGAAGAATGGGCTATATGCGATCTGATGGAGGACCTGGTTTTACCGCCTGAAAAACAGTATGACGTGGCAATTCATATCCGGTTAGGCGATTTCAATGGCCGCCCAGAATTTATCGAACTCGAATATTATTTGCAATTGTTTGAGTCGCTCGCTTTATCCGCCGAGCAAAAAATTTGTCTGGTCTATCATCCGACAAATCGGCCGGCGGACGCGCAATATATGACCGACTGTCTGGCGTGGTTTCACGCGCGCAACATTCCTGTATGCGTCGAATCAAATTCTGAACGGATCGATTTAAATATAATGAAACAAGCCAAACGGTTGGTCTGTTCAATGAGCACTTTCGCGTGGACGGCCGCTTATCTCTCGACGCATATCCAGCAATGCTATATGCCAAATTATAATTATTATCGGTCACCGGACCGCCCCGCGTGCTTCTTTTTTCATAAACCCATTGAAAATACCATATTGTATCCGGTGAAAACGACGCCGCCGGGGCTAGGTCGTGGACTCGACCGCATTAAAACGCAGATTATCACCTTGCCTGCGTATGCGCATCGCTTAGACGCCTTAAATTATTTAAATTACCAATTGGCGAAGATTGGGCTCGAGCCTTCGTTTTACGAGGGCGTAAACGGCAAAGATATAACGGTGTATGATGCGGCGTCCTGCCAAACGCGGATAAAACATATTACGTGGCGAAATACGAGTTACGTGTATGATATGCGTGTGCGCACAAGTGGTGTCCCGATGACGAAAGGCGAGTTCGGGTGCGCGTGGAGTCATTTAAATCTGTTGCGCAAACTCGTAAAGGAGGCAACTGCAAATGCGGCCAATGAGTCCTATTATTTGATTCTGGAAGACGACGTAGAGCTGGTTAAACCGTTGACGGAACTCTATGAGATTTTGCAACATCTGCCGCCCGACACCGATCTCTGCCATTTGGCCAAGAGCACCTATCATCCGTTTCAAAAAACACGCGCAGTCAATGCGTTTTTTTATGAATGCAAAAAATGGTATTTTAATAAAACAACGGCCTATATCGTGTCGGCCAAAGGCGCCCAAAAAATTCTGGATTATACAAAACATTCAATAAATGTGCCAATTGACGATTTATTCAATATGATTTATCGGCTGACGCCAGATTTTCGGTTTTATGTGCCTGCCGATTATTTTTTTAAAGAACAAGACAATGTGCCTTCGCTTATTACCGCCATCGACCGCTCTATGTAAGGAGTTCGGTAAGCAACGGAAAAAAGCCGAGCTTCTTTAATATTTTCTCTTTCATTTGTTTGATTGCCCCGATTCGCTGCGCCCACCAGTCTTCCGCTAAAGCTTGCTGAATGATGTTTAAGGCCGCCGTGGGATCTTCGAGCGGTAATCGCACAAATGCTTTTTCATCTAGATAGTCCGCTAGATTCGGACAGCCCCAATAGAAACACAGCGATTCGCATAAAATGGCTTCCCAGATTTTCTCGGTGGCATAATTGGGTTCGCTATTGTTTTCCGCCGCAAAACAGTACTTGTAATTAGCATAGACGTTGTATTTATTGTCGGCGGGCACGGGCCCTTTATAGTTTTGGAACTGATGGTAATTCTCACGGCCCCAAATGTCTATCAGGTTTGAACCTGCTTCGCTAAATTGCACATACCGGATAAAATTATTGCGCAAGAGATGGCCGGTATCAAAATTCTTTTGGCTACAGATGGTCGCGATTCGATTGATTTTCTCATTTAGCACGGGTTCCGTAGAAAAGGGATAATCGATTTGCCACTGCACATTATTTAAATGGGTCTTGTGGGTAAACACCTTGAAGAATTTCTGCGGATCAGGCTCGGCCCAGTCGCCCCACGTTTTCACGCCCCACGGTTTCGCCGGATCGGCAATCCACGGCTCCATCTGGAAGACCAAGGTCTTTGCCGGCACATACGAGGCGTCCGCCGGAGGCGAATTGATAATCACATAATAATCAATGGCGCTCGGGTCCGCTGTCGCGGTCATCACCAGTTTTTCGCCAGTGGGCATATTGGACCATTCTTTACACAGTTGTTCGGAGGAGCACCAGTTACAGAGCATTTTTATACGGGTGGGTGCCCCCCCATTGGATGCAAGTTCAATCACGATAGGTTCGGGCTTGGCCTTGGTTTTTGTCACACACTTCTTCAGATAGAAGCCATCTTTTTCGCGAAAATAGGGCGACGTCGTCAAGGTCTCGATTTTATTTTTGAAAAAACCCAAGGTGTTAAAGCCCACGCATTCGGGATCCTTTAACGCCTTCCGCATACACTCGACGGTAGGACCCTGCTGATAATATAAATCGTGACCAATTTGGTCCAACTGCGGCCGAAATTCAAATTGATCTTCAATCGTTTGATTCCAATCCAGGCTGTCAAAATTCGCTTGTATATCTGTATCGATCAGTTTATGTCGATCTTCAAACCATTCCGTAAAGACCAGAAAAGGCTGTATTTCCTTTACCTGTAAACCGGAAACAATTTTTACCAAATAATCAATTCCGTGTTTAATGCCGTTTTGCGCAATATAGGCCAGTAATTTCTGAGCACCAACTTTATTAATGGAGTAGGAGTAAAAGCCGCCAATGTACAGATCTTTATTCAAAGGTTCGATTTTCAGGACAGTCTCGTCGGCCATTTCGTCATAAATGTGTTTCACTTTTGCGCGCTTCTCGGCATACATACTATAGCCTAAAAACAGGACATCGTTTTTCTCAAACTCGGGTGTCAATGCTGTAAAACGTTCTTTAAATTTTGTGGCCCCGAGGAAACTAATATCATCCTCAAAAATAACATAGTAACTATTTTTTTCATCCCGCGCCAACTCTTGCCAAAGGCGCAAATGACTTAAGGCACAGCCAATAAAACCTTTGCGGCTGCCAAAATCATTGCCCGCGAATAACTGTTTCAATTCATTCGTGCTCTCGAGGGTTTTCCCATCCACCGCTTTGGTAAAAATAAAATCAGTGAAACGAACTGTTTTAAACAACTGGCTCATCGCCAATTTTCGATCCGACCGCCGCTCTAAATTAATCACCTTTACCTTATTGTTTGGTACCGCTACAAACTGCTCTTCCTGATTTAATTCGTATGCATTTTTTACCGTCCCCGTATTAATTTCCGAGGTTAACCGCCCAATATGGCGATGAGTGATGCGGTTAATGAAGGCTGTTTTGTAACCGGCCTCGTTCCATTTGACTGCATAATCCCGTTCAAAGAATTGATTTTCGGAATCGTAATTACCCAATTGCAAGATGGGCTGGACTAAGGTCATTGACGGCCGAAAACTATAATGCGGCCAATAATGAGTATTCATATACGGTGCCGAATCATTCGGCCGGTAATCGTGTAAAACAATTTTATCATTGATAGGCAAGTGACCTTTCGCTTGATAATGTTCAATGATTTCGGCATAATTCACATTGAATACGACTTGTTTGATATGCTGTGTATTTTTGTTGAGGACGGCAATCGCTTGGGTGATATAATCCATCGGGTGATAAAATAAGAAATCGTCTTCCATATGCACCCAATAGGTCGGCTTCAGGGTGTTGAGCTTATTCCAAATTATATTCATACTGGCGCGGTGCCCTTTTTCAGCCGAGGTTTTCATATAATAGTCAATCCACGGATAGGTGGCTTTCATAACCTGCCGGTCTTCTTTCGACGAATTGTCATCCACACAGAACCAGCTGGTGATGCGGTCGACATCCGTCCAATGATTTAAGAGAGAATTCATTGTTTCTTTAAATAAATCCAGCCGTTTACACGTCGTAAAGGTGATTAAGATTTGCTCTTTAGGCACTTTAGGCTGCTTGGCTTGGTCTTGCAGCCTTTTGTGAACCATTTGATTCGGTGCCGTAAATTGCGCCCGATTTTGTTGAAAGAGGAAATGCCAGAGTTCAACTACGTTTTTATTGTGCACCAAGTCGGTATGGTTGCTCAGGATATCATCAATGGCGTGAAATAACTGTATTGTATTGCCTTTGTCTTTTTCCAGGATCTCGCGATAACACCATAAATTATTCAAGATCGCTACCCATTCGTTAACGCCCATTGACCGATTCATCAGCACCTGTTTGCAGCAGAGGTAGCCACTTGGTTTATCATTGACAAAATGAGCCGAGAGACCATTAAAAAATTCAAGGCGATCTTGGTAAAAGGTCATATTAATAAATAATTTATGGAGTAAATTCCGGTTGTAATGTTTGAATTTATGATATAAAGCATTCACGATGATATATTGACCGGTTTGATAAAAATGTTCGATCGCAATAATGAGCCCTTCAATGCGTTCGCTATCATACTCGATGGTTTTTAAGAAATAGGGTACGGCCAATTCCATTTGTTTTTGATCTTTATAGATGAGGCCAATTTCCAAAGCCGAATAGTATTTTTCTTGGGCCCAGTTGTTATGTTTTTCCAAGACGGTTTTGTACCATTCAATAGCATTCGCCCGATACTTTTCGCCGGCATCTTTATAACTGCGCGCACAATAAAACGCATAGCGGTCCGCCAACCCTTTGTCCGGTAAAGCGAGCTCTTTGTAATACGCATTTTGCAGGATCAGCGCATCATCGTAATATTTCGTGGGATTCTGGCTGCGGTTACCAGTACGCCCCGATTCAATATGGTAGTCACCTTGCACGGTCATATCCTCATTTACCGGCTCTAAGTTTGCCAAGAATTCGTGCAACACGCCTTTAAACATCCAGCGTTTGTGGTTATTCATTAACAAGGGCCGCACATATTCAAACCCTTTGCCGAATTTTAACATATAGCGGTCCGCGTATATTTTCGGGTTGCCCTCAAAGGGTAATTTAAAATTGCCTAACAACTGATCGTCTGCGTCAAAAATAAATAAATAATCGGTTTTATCGTAAGCACATTCGAGCGCCTTGGTACGATTATACCCGAAATCTCTCCATTCGTGCGAAAATAATTCACCGGGAATACCTTTTTCCAAGAAATAATCTTTGATGATTTGCTGCGTATTATCCGTTGACCCCGTATCCGAAATAACCCAATAATCAAACTCAATGTAGTTGGTCAAATTATTCAAGGTCGATATAATCACATTGGATTCATTTTTCACAATCATATTCAAGCAGATGGTTGGCCGACCTTTATTTTTAACCAGGGGATCGGTGATAACCAAATTCATTTATATATAATATAAAGAATACTTTATTTATATTATTTTTTACCTATTTATACAACAAGCGCAAAGGTTCGGTGAAGAAATGGATCATCTCTCGCTCTATATATATATATATATATATATACGCAAAGATATCTAAAGCGGGTCGTCTAAATCTAGTTCCATCTCGTAATCGACCAAAATTTCGTCGCCCCCCATTTTACAATCTTTATTGGTGTATTTGTCTAAATAGCGATAAATTCGATTAATATCTAATTTGGTGATTTCATAGGATTCAAACATTGTGTAAATGTCGTCGTCGGTATGTTTCAGCCGTAAATCCAGAAAGAGCGAAAAAGTATCCTTTTTGTCTAAAGAGAGTTTTTGACACAAATCCTGAATAAAGATCGAGTTATTATATTCGGTACTGTATTTGGTTAATACCTTTGTAAACCGGATATCACTCATTTTATTTATATTTTTTGTATTTTTACCCGCGTGAAAGAGTTTATTGCACGAAAACGTTTTGATCAAGGAACTCATTTCATTAAATTGCCAAATCTGTTTTTGGAAAGTGACGCGGTCGATATAATCGGCAAAACAGATTTTGTCTAAAATTGTCGTATAGAGCGGAATGGCTTTTTGCGGGGGCTCTTTTCCGATGATATCAATAATATTTTCGTGCCACAACAGCCCGACAATCGTGCGATCCGTATCATTCATTATATTTGTGTGTTCTGCGATCGTATAGGAATTATTAAATAATTTCTGGGTAATTTCTTTGGTATCTTCATTATACGATTTGGGCTTGAAAATATGTTGGATTATTTCATTTTTCAGAATCGACGGATGTTTCTTATAAATGTTATTAATGGCATTTAATTTCCGCAAATCCCCTTGCAAATAGGTGACCATATGTTCGATAATAGTATCCTCCAAGGCCGGCATCGATAATTTTAAAATCGTTTGAATCTGGCTAGCCACCGGACTTTTCAATTCAAACACGTGGCACACTTTCATTAACTCTTTTATTTTTTTATCGACGTGATAGCTACTGATACAGATAATGGGGCTAAACGATAATTCTTCTAATTTCTGTTTTTTGGTTTTTTTCGGGCGAATGATTTTAATCAGCGAATTAATGCCGCCTTTATCGCCGTTATTCATTCCATCAATTTCATCCATAATAATAGCAATCGGTTTAGATTTTTTTTGCAATAAACTCACGACACTCTTATCCGACATATTATTTTTTGTAATAGTATCAATGATGGTTTTGTTGCGGATATCGCCTGCATCGTATTTAACAATATCATAATTCATTTCAGTTAACAGATTTATCACAAACTGCGTTTTGCCACTGCCTGGCGCCCCATAAATATAAATACCGCGTTTAAACGAAAAATTGCATTTATTCTGTTCAAATTGCTGTAAAATATGTTTTATTTGCTGAGTGGTTGTTTCGCGTTTTAAAATCGTATTATATTGCATCGCTACACAATATAATAATTCTCTTTTTATATCTATTTAAGTACTGTTAAGTACTGGAACTCATATCACTCCCGACGGTGCCGCTACTATTCCAATTGCGATTACTGTCACCGGATCCGTAGTCCGAATCACAGATATCCACCCTATCGCTGATGCCATCCCACGTCATATCGCACGAATTGGCCCATTGTTTTTTTTTGCACATACTCGAATTACCAGACCATTGCGCGGTGGTAAAGTTCATCGGGGCGTGGCATTGCGAATTGCCTAAATTCATACTGTTTATACACAAATTACCCGATACATCCCAATAATCCGGACAATTAGCAATAACTGGTGGGTATTTTATATTTTTCTTTTGCATATAAAGGGTAATCCCGATGCCACATAAGGCAATAATCAGTATAACAATAGCCACAGACATTACCGTTTGGTGAAACATAACTATATATTATATAAATAAATTTTCTTATTAGCTTTATATACGATGAATATGAATGGCAGAGTAAACATTTTAGGCCCCAATAGTGATGTTCGATTTTCAATGAGTGACCGCATTCCGGTTGATAGCGCGAATTATTCTTGTCGCGAAGTAATGAATGGGAATTGGTATGATACCGAATTATCAAACGCATTTTTTAGTGGGAAAAATTTACAAATCATACAAAATGGCATTCGCGCCGGTGTTTATAACAAATCAAATCAACAATACGTGGTGGGCGAACAAAATCTGGATGAACTCCAAATTATTATGCGGGGTCTTTTTCTCCAATATGCTAAAAACCAGCCGACAAATATTGCCCAACAAATATTTGATTTAAATAAAATTGTGTTAGACTATGCCGTTAATCAAGTGTGGGGGGAAGCCGAGGGCTATATGAAATACAAGAGAGACGCAAGCACCTTGGTGGTGCCTTTGGCATTGCCGATATTGTCTTACACGAATGATAAACAGCTTGAACTCAAGAAATGGTTTTAACCCATAAAATTGAAATGCTTTTTATATCACATCGTAACGTAACACAATCGAGCAACCTTTAAGCAACCTTTAAGCAGAAAAATGGCACTGGGTATCGAGGGTCTCTATTTACCCCCACGAATCATCGGTTATATCGGCAGTTTTATCCGGGCCCATTACGACGCCGATATGCTGTTAAATCTTTACAAGGCCTTTGCCTTTGAGGATATGAATGACCCCTTGGCTTATTATAAAGAGGACGTGCAATGCTATCTCTCGGCCTTAGCCACCGGCGGCGTCTTCGACAATAGAGAGGGATACATCAATAGTGAACGCGTCTTCGACCCCGAAGACAAGGTCACTTTAAACCACCAAGAGGTGATGTATGCATTCGAATGCATGTATGGCGACTATGATGCCTTCATCTATCAGAACGCCTACAGTGTACAAGAGGATATGTTGGATCCCATCAAATGTAACCAGATCGACGACGAGTTCTATGATTGCTCGGCGCTGGCCAAGTATTCGAGTGACACCTTTTTCGGTATACGCTTTGGGATGTCTGACTATGCGGATCGCTTATTGTATAAATCGACGATTCTCTTGGAATTCATTCTCCGCACGAAAAGTCAGAATCTGCTGGACTATATGAAAAAAAAATTAATCATTACACCGGAGATGGTCTTGTATCTGTATGTCAAGCATAACCATCCGCTTTATGCGCCCAAAACCTTTTCCCTCGCGGCCGACGAAACCCTACTCGGCGAGGTTAGGTTTCACTGCATTTAAGAGCTTTGCTTCGCTGGAGACATAGTAATGCCGTTTGCCGCTAATTGCCAATACCAGTAGGTATGGTAAGACTCCCATTCCCATTTCCATTGCCAAGGCTCCGTGCAAAAAATCGTGCCACAATATATTGGTTACACCGATTTAATTGCGTATTGGGACCAAGATGGTATCTTTGGGTCTGAAGAAGACTTGATAACGCCTTACAACTATTGGCGCTCGACTTACGCAATCCAAGTGATTGTCAAACCAATGACAGATTTATTTGCGATCGGTAATAAAACCACCTACCACAACTTTCTCGGCGATGATGCGATTGGTTCCTACTTAGGGGGTCACCCCCCTTGCCCGGATGGTATAGATTAAAAAAATAAAAACATTAAAAACATTAAAACATTAAAAAGAAGGTTTAATCGCCTTTTTTTATTTTTTTATTTTTTTATTTTTATTTTATGCAATCAAAGAATAGATGTCCGCTATTTTTTCCGCATCCGGCAAATTCCGATCTAATAGCTGCTTTATTTGATTCTTCAACTCAACTAAGGCCCATTTATCTATGTCTACGACTACACATTCCAATCCATCCTGCTCTTCAATTCGATAATAATATTTGTATTTCATCGGAATGGCCATTATTGCGGTTTGACTGTAATTGGCGGCATCAAATGTGTTGCCGAGTTCGTGGTAAATTTGCACAAGCACGGTATCGTGACGGTCAATCTCGTGATCGCTCACCTCTTTAAATGCGGGATTGCTGGCTTTCATTCGGGTATTGTATATGTCCATTGCACACTGACTAGGGTGCCAACCACCGTAGCAAGTATTGTATAAGACGGAGAGCATTTCTTCGCCGTTCGTTTCGTTGGCGTCCATTGTTTCGTATGCGTACATTTTTTCGGCGTACATTATTTCTGTATTCATAGTCGAGTTGACTAGTATAGTGTCACCCTATCTTATTTCAATTTTTTATAAAAAAATTGAAATACTTTTTAAATAAATATGTATATTTAACACCAAACCCGAAACCAAATAAGCGCTATGGCGACTTCCGTGAAACAGATTTTAGTAGGACAACCGAGTAAAAATAAGATTAAAATATTAAAACAAAAACCCGTGGTGCAATTGATTGTGCCAGCAGAACCCAGCAAAGCAGCCCCAAGCAAAGCAGAATCAGCAGCCCCTAAGCCAAACCGAAGCATCTGGTTGAATGGAACCCGATTCCCGCGCATTCAACCGATGCAAATCATCTGGGAGCACGTGGAAGACATCTCGGACGATGAAAACGACACGCCACAAGCGGCTGGCAAACGCCTTTCACAAATGAAAGCGACACGGGAACAAATGCGGCGCCGAGCGTATGAAACCCACCTCGATGCATTGCAACGCGCCGGATTGTTCCTCTCGTGGTCACCCGCAAAACCATTGCAAACACACTCGAACTACTGTTATGAGGTGCGAAACACCGTCGCCTATCCAATAAATAATTAAGAAAAAAAGAAAGGTCTAACCCCTTTTTTATTTTTTATTTTTTATATTTTATGTTTTGCAAATGTATATTTATATACTTTGTTAAAAAGAAAAATGGTGTATAACGATACTTATAGTCTATGTTATTAGTATTAAAATACTCATACAAATAGTGTGTTGCTTTTTCCAAATGATAATGTGGAATACTCGTAAAAAATAGATGATGAACAATATGTCCATTTGTAATATGATGCGTCATCGTATCAATCATTCCGCCATAACTGCGGTCTACCGTTTGCAAGGCACCTTTCATAAAGGTCCAGTGTGCATCGTCATATAGAATTGTTTGTTCTACGGTATTATCGTGATGTTGTAAGAAAGTCACGGTCACCACCCACCAAGAAAATATTATCCACGACATCCCATACCATTCTAAAAATGTAACTATATCAAACTCACAGAGTGCTATGATACCATAGAAAAATGAGAACACTAAAAAACTACTGAATAAACTATTTAATTGTTTGGAATACTGATAATCTATATTCCACAATCGGCCCCCGAATGGAATCCAATGACCACCGTCATCGGTTAAACCCAATAAATAACTAAACCAACCAATGATTGGATAGGTGGACGTATAGCGTATCGCTTTCAATAACCATAATTTCTCAACTGAATTGACTGTGTGTGGATGTGAATAATCACGATCAATGTGATTATGGCCTAGATGATGGCGTCGATGTGATTCCGCCCAGGTATTAAATGGAACTAATAAGGGTGTATGTGAAACGTGTCCCATAATTTTATTTAATAAAGGCGAATCACTGAAACTACCGTGCCCACAATCGTGTCCGTGCATAAATTGACACCACATAAAGAATCCACTGGTAAACCAATACAGTATTTTAATAAGCCACCATCTGTCTTCCGCCGAATAATACATAAAAACACATAATAACCATAGAAAAAAATCAAAGGCCATATAAAATGTACCCCATAAAGGTTGTTTTTTAAAACATTCTTTTGGAATATAGGATTTGATTTCCATCAGATTCATTTATATTATAAATTTATTGTTTTTTTACCACTCTCACTTTTTTCACTACATTCGTTTTCACGTATTCGGCTCTGAGGACCGCCAATTCATTTAACCAGAGCTGCGTTTCGCTGGTGCTCTTTAACGTCTGCAATTCCATATTCTTCCGGTCCCGTTCTTGCATAATTTTTTCAATATTCTCGGCGGTCACGCTATCCATCGGTAGGCGCACGAGATATTTGTAATCGGTATCCTCATCCACGACCGTATACCCGCGCGTCTTTAAGATGACAGAGACTTCGGCTGTTTTCTTCTTCCGCAAGTCTAAGGTATCTTCGAGCAATTCCGTAATAAAGCGCGCTTTATTCGACAAGATACTGGATTCCTTTTCGAGTGCCAAGACCTGATAAGCCTTGCGTTTAATATAGTAATCCATTCGCACTTTCATATAGCGTTCGACCAATTCTTCGACCTTCGTGCATTTGACGAGTTTCTCTTTTTCGTCAAACACGTGCATATTGGTCGTTGAACGTGTCGTATATAATTTCAAGAGCTTTTCGAGTGCATTGCAGTGTTCTTGCTCAGCTGGTTCCGCTTGCAATGCAGCAATCACGCCCGCGGCAAAGGTGATCGTGAGATCGACAGTAACATCCGTGCTCATATCAATATAATCTTTCACTTGCTGACCCGTTGTCGTTTTCTTGGCTTTTTTCTTTTTGTCCGCTTCGCTCGCTTCGGTGGGCTTCGCTTCGACGGGTTTTGCATCAATCAACTCTTCAATGTATTTCTTGTAATCATCCGTCCACGTTCCAATCGGTAACTCGGTGATGCGCACCTGCTTATCCGAAATAATCTGATAGACGCCTTTAAACAAATGCTTGTGTTCGCCGATCGGGATAATCTGGCCCTGGAAACCCGCATAGTAAGGTACTAGCGGCGCAGCAGGACCAAGCGCAGCAGGACTACCAGATGGGCTTTCGAGCAACTCTTTCACGTAATCCATTATTGTGAGGGGATTGTAATTCAGAATATCCGTACTAAATCCCGTCCCAATGCCTTTACCACCATTCACCAATTGCATCGGAATAATTGGCACGTAAAACATTGGCTCGACGGGCGTGCCGTCATCTTCGAGGTAGGTCAAAATCGGATCATCCGCCTCGGGAAAGATTAACCGCGTCAATTTGTTGAGCTGCGTGCAAATATACCTTTCCGAGGCCGCATCATCGCCGCCTTGCAAACGCGTACCAAACTGCCCGTTGGGTTCGAGCAGATTAATATTGTTCGAGCCGACAAATGTTTGCGCCATATTAATAATCGCCCCATAGAGGCTCTGCTCGCCGTGGTGGTAACGGCTTTTTTCCGAGACCGATCCACCGAGCTGGGCGACTTTGATTTCGGTTGTCAATCGGCGCTCCAAACACGTAAAGAGAATTTTCCGTTGGCTCGTTTTTAAGCCATCAATGCCATTGGGAATGGACCGCTCGCAGTCGTATTTCGAGAAATGAATCATCTCCTGCCCGATAAATTCTTCATAAGGCACCTCGGCCTTATTCGTGTCTAGATAGAGTGACCGGTCATAATTTTCTAACCATTCTTTGCGATCGCCGGCCCGTTTTTTGTTAAAGACCTTATCAATGGCATCCCGACTCCCGTCGCCGGTGCTGATAAAATTCACGATCTTTTTATTGGCAAAATACTCTTTGAATTCTTTACCCGTGCTCGTGCCTAACCCCTTGTAATATTTAAAGGTCCAGCCCTTGAGCGTTGTGGCGTTTTGGCTTTTCCACTGCTCGTACTCGCCGTCATTGTAGAACAGTTTTTCTTGGGATCCTTTTTTGGCTTTAATGATGGGCGTGTTCATAAACCCGATAAAACCGGGGATGGCCAGCAGCGTAGCCCACTCAGAATCAAAGAGATTAATGCAGAGCCCTTTAATATGACTGCCGTCTAAATCTTGGTCCGTCATAAACAGCACTTTACCATAACGCAGTGATCGTTTCGCTTCGTCGGGTGTATATTTCTTGCCTGCCTCTAACCCAATAATCTGTTTGATTTCGTGGATTTCTTTCACTTCCGAAATGCGTTTTGCGGCTTCTCCGCGCACATTAAACAACTTACCGCGCAAAGGGTAGACGCCAATCGTATTGCGATCGGTGGTCGATAAGCCGCTCATAATGCCCGCCTTGGCTGAATCCCCTTCACACAGAATAAGCATACATTTATTGCTCTGGGGGCCGCCGGCATCATTGGCATCGACCAATTTGGGAATGCCTCGGACCGATTTACTTTTTATACCATCTTTGGTTTTAATTGCCTTGCTGGTTTTCGCATCCGTCAAGGCACACGCGGCATCCATAATGCCGAGTTTGGCCGCCTTTTCAATGAACTTGTCACTGATCTCGCAGGTCGAGCCGAAACTCGCCACCGGCGTATTCAGATAATCCTTGGTTTGACTATCAAAAGCCGGATTTTCAATAACGCAGCGCACAAAGAGGAAGATTTGTTCTTTGATGGTATTGGGTTTCACATCAATCTTTTTCTTCAACTTTATAAAGGCCGTCATTTTGCGGACAAACTGATTCAAGATGTAGTCCACGTGTTTACCGCCTTTGCCCGTGAAAATCCCATTGACGAAAGAGACTTGGGTAAATTCTTCTTTCGGGGCCATACACACGACATATTCCCACCGCTCATTGCCTTCTTCGTGCACCCGACTCGTGACGGCTTTGTCGCCGACATATAAATCCACATAGTGGAGAAAGTTCTTGATGGGCACGAGCTCGCCGTTGTATTTGACCTTGACGGTTTTATCCGTGACGGCTGCCAAATCAAAGACCCGGCGATTCAAAAGCGCCAACATATCACTCGTGAGACCGGGTAAACCCATCCGCTTATAGTCGGGCTTGAAGGAGATGAGCGTATAAGGTTTTTTACTACATTTGGTGACCGTCGGCGGCTTAATCACATTTAAGTTATCGGCAAATTCTTGCACGTATTTCAAGCCGCGCTTATGATCAATCGTTTCGATTTTCGCCCAACTCGACCAAATGAAGGCGAGCTTGATCCCAAACCCATTTTTTCCGCCGGTGGTTTTTTTGGCTTCTTTATCGTAATTGGTGGAAGTTCGCAAATGAGCAAAGATGAGCTCGGGAATCCAAATCGCTTCCTCTGGATGTTTGGCGACATCAATGCCATTGCCGTTATTGTAGATCGTGATGAGCCCTTCTGCTGCATCAATGGTAATATCAATCTCTGTGACGGGCAGCATTGTGTCATCTTGTTCTTTTTGCTCGCGCATCCGCACAACGTGATCACGCGCATTGACTAGCGCTTCATCGACGATTTTATACAATCCCGGCACAATCGAGACTTGTTTAGCTATTACAGACGTCGGCGTTTCGACCACAAAAGTATCATAATCCGTCAATGTCATTGAGCCGGTATACGTATCGGGCGTGTCTAAGACGTGCTGTTTATCCGTTTTTTTTTGATATTTGTGCGCCAATGCCGTTTCATCCTTCGTTGACTTGCCAGAGGCCGTCTCAGATTTGTCAGACTTGCTAGACTTTGCAGAAGTATTGATTGAAGCCATTTTCTGTGTGTTTTATATCTCAAAATTTGTATAAATCATTTTTCAATTTTATTTATAAATATATATGGACTACTTCGATAATAGTTATAATTTTGTATATACCGGCCAAACCCAACAATGGATCAAACCGCTCGGCATTTCATCGATCTATTTTGCGGTAAAAGGCGCCGGCGGAGCCGGTGGTGGCAGCACCCTCAGCGTCAATGGCGCCAATGGCGGTGGAGGCGCCTATATTTTTACCAATTATTACAAGCTCAATCCCAATATCACCTATACTATAGCCGTTAATGTCGGTGGCGGCGGGCAGCCACCCATCCTGAACCAAGCTGAGGCGAGTGGCGGGCTAAGTGTCGGTGGTAAGGGCGATTCCATTGGCAACTATAGTAGTAACGGCGGCAATGGCACAACCAATAATGAATTGCAAGCTGGTGGTGGCGGCGGAATGTCCAGTGTGTTTTATATGGATCCCTACGGGAACCAACTCATTAAAATTATAGCCGGTGGGGGCGGCGGCGGGGGCAGCGGGACAGGCTCTTCCGGCGGTGATGGCGATATCATTGGCGAGACCGGCAGCGGCATCGCAGGTGGGGAAGGTGGTAATACGGACGGCGACGGACGCGGGGGGGAAGGTGGCATACCGGGCGGTACCAATGGCCACCAGTATCTGGATAGTAGTAACAATGGTGTATACTCCTTTCAGGGCGGAGGCGGTGGGGGTGGTGGCACCTTTGCGGGTGGAGGCGGCGGGGCTGGCTATGGAGGCGGTGCCGGAGGTAGAGGCGGTAATAGCGGCTGCGGAGGTGGAGGCGGCGGCAGTTTTGAACCGGTCGGGCAAATAAATACACATATAGCCGGCGGCGGCGGGCTCGGCGGCCTGGGGTATACGGCCGGGGCGAATGGCAGTATCGTCATTTACACGAATAAGCATCAAGAGATTATCATCCCGCCCATAGTCGCCACCTATATGTTAAATCCCCAACACACGTCTCAAAGTATGTATTATGCACCAACGACCGAGCCGCTGCAACTCAATCTTATCGGCACCACCTTGATTTTTCCAAATCCTGGGGTCATTAGCGTCACGGGTCAATTCTACATCATTGCCGGGGACAATAATTTGTATGCTTTTGATGCGGATTTAAATTATCTCTGGGTTTATTCGCTGCCCAATACTCTATTTAGCGGGACGCCCACCATTATCGGCGATGGCACGATGTATATCGCATCGCAAAATACAGCATATTTGTATGCGGTCGTTGATACTGGTCAAGGTGTCGCAACAGGTAGTGGTGCGCTAAAATGGAAGTATCTACTCGACGGCAATTCGGCCGTATCGCCGGTCGTCGATTTAAGCGGGACCGTTTATATCGGGACCGATAATGGCTCCCTTTATGCCATCAATGATAACCAACTGCAAGGGGGTCTTGTATGGCGCTATGTGGTTCAAGCGGGGCAGGCGATTGTTGGCACGCCAATCTTTAATATTGCTTATACTACATTATGTTTTACAACTGCGGACACCCTCTATGTGCTAAATTTATCCACGACTAAAATAGATCCCCCAACAGTCCGGTGGAAGTACTCGACTCAGCTCAATGAAACTTTCGGGACACCCTCGATCGATGCAGCTGGCCGTATCTATGTCAATACTTCGGCTGGCAACCTCTATGCCTTTGATAGTAATCTTTCAGGTCCAACCACAAGTCCTCTGTGGGGGCCAATAAATGTCAACGACACTAATCTCTCGTCGATTGCTATTGGCAATACTAGACCAGGCAAGAGTAGGCAACTTTATTTCACATCGCAAAATGCACTCAATGTCGTGGATAGCGGGACGGGCGCCTTGGTTTGGCGATATCCAATTATTGCACCCTCCGCGGTGCCTAATTCGATTCCAACGATTGATGCGAATAACAATGTTATTTTTGGCGGATGCGATAATAATTTATATTCGCTGAATCCGTTTACCCAGTCGTACAATTGGAATTTTTCCGTCAACGGCGCCATTCAAGGGATGCCGTTGCTTAATACAAATCAACGTATTTTCTTTGGGGCGAATGACGGCAACCTCTATCAGGTGGGCCCGGATACCAGACCGCCGCCGTTGCCAACAATCCCGGTGGTGCCAATGTATATGTTGAATGCCCAGCATACCGGGGTGAGTATGTACAATGGGCCCATTGCAACGCCTGCCGTGCAGTGGTCAAAGCCATTTGTGTCGGGGAATTTGTTTGTTTCGCCATCGATTTCGATTGGCGCCGATAGCACTCTCTATATCTGCTCTGGCGATGGGCAGGTTTATGCGCGAAACCCCGCAAACGGTAATTTAATATGGCAACTGTCGTTACCTTCTTCCACCGTTTATACCACACCGGCAATTGCGGGGGATGGCACCATTTATATCGGGTCCAATGAAGGATACCTCTACGCTGTTCTGCCGAACGGCCGGCTGAAATGGCTCTATTACGCCAACTTTCCGTTCGAGTCGTCGCCGATCATCGATGCCAGTGGCACCCTGTATTTTGCCGCCGGGGCAAGTGTCTTTGCGCTCGGCGACGCAGGCTACCGTGGTTTTCTGAAATGGCTAGCACCATACAATACCAACGCCAATATTACCGGCTCACCGGCATTAGGCCAAAATGGTTTTCTCTATGTTGGCTCGGCGGATGGTTACATCTATGCGCTGGATAGTTTTAGCGGTACCTTGCAATGGAAATACAATACGAATTTGCCGATTTATGGCTCGGCGACGGTCGACGCGTCGAATAATGTGCTGGTCGGCAATGGCTCGAATACCGACGGGGTATTGTATTATTTAAATGGTACTGACTTGGGCTTAAGCGATGCGCAGCGAGTACTGTGGGCTTTTACGCCGCCCCCGCAGGGCGGGCCCTTGTACAATACGGTGGCGGTCACGAACAACACGATTTATGTGAGTGCCATTGTTTACGTGTATGCCATCGATCGCATCACGGGCCAACAGCTATGGCGGTTTTCCAAAACCAATTGTTATTACACGTCGCCGATTGTTGACGCGAATGGCAATATTGTGCTGGCCTCGATTGACACGATATCGGGCAACGGTATTTTGCATTCCTTGTCGTCAGCAACGGGATTGGAAAATTGGTTCTATGATACCGCGGTCGTAAGTCGTTTAGCGCCGCCGGTGCTGGGTATCGATGGCACAATATATATTACCTCGACGGCGAATCTAATGTATGCGATACGCTAAATGTATGTAAATGTATGTAAATGTATGTAAATGTATGTAAATATATGCGATAGCTAATAAATATCTGTTTCATATATAAATGCCCCGATGCTGTCCACCGCCACCCATTGCCAATAAAAATATGTATTTTGGCGGAAATATAAACAACTCTAGCAAAACGAACGCGATGCGTTATTCCGAATTGGTCCGCCAAAAATCGAGTACCAGCCGGTATATAAACGTCCCACTCAATGCGTTTGGTTATTATAGTGGCGCGCCAGGCGGCAGTGGCGCCCCGCCTCGAAATAAATTTTAATTTAGAAAAAAATTTTAATATTTTATAGATATATAAAATGGTGAAAAAACATATGAAAGCTGATGACGGGATGTATCACATCAAAGGCCACAAATACGAAATCTTGGAAGGTTCGCGCGCGCAAGTTTGGCACGGTACTGCCTACCAAACCTCGGGTAATCTCTGTAAATCTGAATTAATGATGAACAAAAACGGGCGCATCGTGTCCAAACGCAAACACACGACTGCCAAGCGGGAAAAACGTTTAGTCAAGGCTGGCTATTTAACGAAGAAAGGTAAATTTGGCTATGTGAAGAAATCGCACACGCGTAAACATTAAATATGTTTATAGTGTATAATGTCATTCTTTTGTACTGGGGCTAATTGTGTAAGGACTTTACCAAAATTAAAATTACCGCCGCTAGGTGCGTCAATTATGAATGCACGACCGCCATCGCCGCCAAGAAGAAGTCCATCGCCACCAAGAAGAAGTCCATCGCCACCAAGAAGAAGAGCGTCGCCGCCAAGAAGTCCCTTACTTCCGTCGAGGTTACCACCACTAACCCAAAAGAAACCAAGACAAACAACTAGAAAGTTGCCACCATTGCCTCGTCCATCCGTAAACGAACAGCCACCGTCTCATAGCCAGGCATCTCATAGCCAGGCATCTCATAGCCAGGCATCTAACAGCCAGGCATCTCATAGCAAATATAAAAACACAAAACAAATGCAAAACCTACGAGATGTCAGTATAATGTATATGAAAAATCTAATAGATGAATTAGGACGTACTGAGAGTTTACCAGAGAAAACAAAGATCATTGGTGAAATTAAAACAGTGTTAACAGATATGCCAGGCGGTAAGCGCAGCCATAAACGTAAAAGCCGAAAGCATCCGCGCAGCAAGCATCCGCGCAGCAAGCATCCGCGTAGCAAGCATCAGCGCAGCAAGCATAAGAAGACCAAAAAAAATTAATTATATATAAAATATATATAAATAATGTCATATCGACCAACTAACTTTAAATTCAATAGGTTAAGTCCGGATGTAATTGTGTCTGAAAAAGAGTTAAGAAAACATATAAACACTTTACAAAAAACTGTTGCCAAAGATATGAAAAAAACTAGGAATAATAAAGAAAGGAATTATAACCAAATAATACAAAATCGTTTATTACTTCAAGACTTAGAAAATCACTTGAAATCAAATAGAACTGCAAAATCAAATAGAACCGCATCAAATAGAACCGCATCAAATAGAACCGCAAAATCAAATAGAACCGCAAAAAATAGAACCGCAACATACCAACCTCAATTATCACCAATATCGGAATTTTCAAATGGAGGCAAGAGAAAACGTACACGGAGTAAACTATTTATTTAACAGCGTTGAACTATTGTATTATAGGTTTTATAATCTTTCTTTTGTTCGCATTCTTTTAACAACACTACAATTTTATCACGCACATCATCGGTATATTTACATTTTTTTGTGTATAATTTTGCAATTATGTTATCTGGATGTAATGTCTCACACATTAAATTATTTACACGTATTTTCGAATAGTCTTCCATTAAAACATTATAAAGAATTTCGCCGGTATATTTTACCTTTACAACATTTTCAAATTTGTCTAAAAAAGTCTTTGCTTCACACATTTTTCCTTGATAATATACTTTATGTTCTTTACTCATTAAGGTATTATTCGTCGGATAATTTAACCCTAATGCGTTTTTTTTAAATCTCACTAAATATTTATCGGCTGTTATGGTTTTAGTAATATCTACAATAGGTTTCTTTCGAATCGTATGTATAGCTGGGTTAATCTTTTCAATCGCAATAATGCCTTGATCGGTTTGAATTGGCGTACCTGCCGGAAAACATATATTGGCAGAATCAATTAATTCGGTTCTTGTATAACTTATGGCACCCGCATTGCCTTCGCCTATCCCCCATAAACTAATATTAATCTTAAAATATTTATTAATAGCAGGAATATAACAACCTAAATCTTTATTTTCTAAATATGGCATTTCAACATTATCATATGTGTTTGAATCTTCTAATACCCATTCATTGTCATTATTTGGATCAGTTAAAGATATTGGTTTAGATGATTCATCTATCATTGCCTTTAATAAAACACACATTTGTGAAAAACTAAAAAAATTAGTTGGATTGCCGATGGTACCAAACAAATTAGAATTAATGCCTGGCGCTGCTAAATCAGGAAATCCGGTTGAGCTTAATATTGCCCATTTAACGCCAATTGTTCCCCCCTGCGAATTGGGTGAATCATCATACCAAAAATCATCCCTTAATATATTTTGTGTAGGTGTAATTGAATTATCTACATAATATTTGTAGTTAAACAATGGACCGCCTGAATTTAAACGCGTAAACCATACATCATTTGTAATTCTATCTTGATATAATTCAACGAATGGGTCATCATCTGTGGTTTTAACAAAGGAAATAGAATAAGACATATATATATATATATACGTATATATATATAAGAAAAATTATATGATATAAGTTTCAACCAATAGCGCTAATAACATTGGGAACTGCCAGCAGTTTATATTCCGATAAGATTTATCATACACGTCCCGCATTAGCACATAGAAACTGATAACTAAAGCCCCTATGAGAAACCCCTGAAAAATATGGCGTAACGTCAATTTCGATAAATTTACCATTTTTTTATATTATATTAACATTTAAAGATTTTCCCTTAAGCCTATTATAATGAACACCAAAAATATATTGACTATCCAAACGGTGCAAATTGCACCTTTTCGTACCTTGATGACGGCCTTAAAGGACATTCTCTTGGAAACCAATATCACCTTTACCAAAGAAGGCATTAAAATTATCAATATGGACAAATCGCATACGATTCTTGCCCATCTCTCCTTAGAAGCCCAGAATTTCGAATTGTACGAATGTAAACTCGACAAGATTATTATCGGCGTCAATATGTTTCATCTATTTAAACTGATTAATACGATTGACAATGATGATACCTTGACCATTTACATTGAAGAGGCCGATTATATGGACGGCATTGTCCAATTTCTCGGTTTGAAATTTGAAAATGGAGAGATTAAACAACACAAAATCCAGAAACTCCGTTTAATCGAGCCCGATAATGAAGAGCTCGATGTGCCCGATGTGAAATTTTCGTCCGTCATTAATTTACCTTCAGCCGATTTCCAGAAAATCATTCGCGATCTCTCGTGTATCTCCGATAAGATTGAAATTAAATCCATTGCGACGGCCGAAGGCGCCGAACTTATTTTTAAATGTACAGGGGGGTTTGCGCACGCCGAAATTCGACGCGCCGAATCCGACGGCAATATGGAGTTTATTCAAAAACAAGACATTAGTAAAATTATTCAAGGCGAATTTTCCTTGAAGAATTTAGGGTATTTTATTAAATGCACGAATTTGTGTAATCAGATTGAAATGTATCTCGAGAATGATTTGCCGCTTATTGTGAAATATAATGTGGCGAGCCTGGGGGTGATTAAATTGGCGTTGGCGAGTTTGCCCTCTTAGTGGTGGGGGACACCCCCAAACCCCCGGGCGGATGCACTTGGGGGATGCACTGGGGGATGCACTTCATTGGCGTAAGAGTCCTATGCAAAAGTACAAAGCATCCTGACCCACACCCACCTCAGATCCGCCCGGGGGTTGGGGGGTGTCCCCCCTCAGATCCGCCCGGGGGTTGGGGGGTGTCCCCCCGTGATACGCTCAAATGTTTTTTGTTTTAACGCCATATAATCATTTGTTTTATAACAGTCGTCCGTCTCGCTATCAATGACATCGTGGAGATAGACATCAACGTCATTATCAAACAAATCATAAAAATTAGCAGGCTCTCCTTTTTCGGTACCATAATCTCTCGCGAATTTTAAAGTGATGGGTAAAATAGACGCTTTCTTTTCAACCGCTAATTGAAAGATACCGTGTTTGAAATCTTTGGGCACGCCATTTTTGCGCGTAGTGCCTTCGGGATAAATCAATACATTTTTATTGTTTTGCAGATACTCCGCAATCGTGTCTTTCACTACTTTCCCATCTTCTTTATCGCCTCGTTTATAGGGGATCAAATAGGTCGACGTAATAAATGCGTTTTTGACATAAGCCATTAAATTGAGAAGAAGCGATTCATCCGCTGCGTCACCGACTATATCCGACTTGACGACAGTATGCAGCATAGTATTTGAATTATTTTTATAGTATAAATTATAAATAATATTACTATCTAACATACCGTCATAGTGATTGCTCATTATTAATATATTCTTTTTGTTCAACACATCCGTATTGCCGTGTAAGGTCACTTTCACATTCACCAAAAAAACTGCGATCTCATTGACAATAAGATAGATGCGTTTACTCAAGGCCGGTGGGAGCAGATAATACAGGATAATGTTGATTAAAATAGCAAGGGTTATTAACCCGATTTTAATATTTTTATAAATATTTATAGCCATAATAGTATAAATATTTATTTTTATTGGGGGGCCGCTTCGCAAGCCCAAGCCCAAGCCGCTTCGCAAGCCCAAGCCTATCTACCCCTTAAATGGGGGGTCAGGGGGGTTTCCCCCCTAGGGGGTGTGGGGGCAGCGCCCCCATCGATATGCGTCTTAAACAAACACCCTTGACTCGAAATGCCTAAATTATCCGCAATAACCGCCGGATTTTGGTAAATGCAACTCGCCAACCAAATTTTTACGATACAGAAATTCTTTTTCGGCGAAATCGTAATGCCATTAATGCACGGCCGTACCTGTGTGTTTTCCGTCAAACTCTCTCCCACCAAACTATATGATAAACTTTTCCAAATAGCACTTACATTTTTATTATTAATTTTATATGAGAAACACCCTCCTTTCTTATTTTTAGGGTCTTCCCACATCGGCTTAATTCCATCGCGCATAATAAAAAGCATACAATTGGTTATCATTTCATCTGGAATTGATTCAAGCAGCATTATAATCGCATTCGCCGAATTAAAGGTCAAGATGCGAATATAACTATCAAAAGTCCAGTTGGTATCGTGTGGCATATGCGCCCATAACGTCCATTTATCATATAATTTGTTCTCGGGGGAAGTTGCACTGTCGGCGGCGGTCACAGTCTGGTCAGCTATTGCAGTGGAGGATGTTTCCATTTTTTTTTGTATGGAATGATCCATATATAATTACTATAGGTCTATTTATTTATATCATTTTTTATAACATTAACAATCTCATAATTATTTTTTTTAACATAAATATAACAATACTCGGGTAAAGTTATATAATTCATATGCTGATCGATAAAAGTCACCATATAGGTATCACCCGGTTGCAGCGTCACCCCACAATGCACCTTTAAATACCATTTCAGAAAATGGCGGTCGAATAAGACATTTCCATTTAACATATATTGTTTTCGCCCGAACTCAATATTATACGTCCGCTTATTCACGCTAATTTGCATTGCATTTAATTCAATGCATTTCAACCCCGTACTATACTCCACCTCCATTACATCATTCACATTTTCATAGCGCACGACGTAGGTATCGTATGTCTCATACGCATCGAATTGCATCGGAATTTCATAAAGAATAAAGTCGTAGTTCAGCCTGCTTTTGTCTGCCCGTTGAAATTCTGGTAAAGAATAGTGGGCTATTTCGGTACCATCTGCGATGATTTTTATCGCCGCCTGGCGCTCTTTTTTTGCGATGAACCGAGGCATATAGGTATTGTATACGGCCGTCACCTTCATTTCAATCCGCGTGTAATATTCAATGGTATTCCACCCGACTTTCAGCATCACTTTTTTTAATTTGCCCGGATATATATAATCATAGACACAACCTAGCGTAGGGAGTATGACGAGCGCTGACCAAAACATTTTTTAGTCTTATATATTTAAGATAAAGTATATAAGATTTAAATCCTTTTTAAAGCTTTAAAAGAATAATGGGAACCCGTTGACGAATTTACCAACTTGATCACCCACTTCCTCATCTGTGTCTATTTTATAAATGTCGCCATTGACGGGATTGTTCGTATAAAAATTCCCGTGGCCTTTGATTTCAACGAGCGAGACTTCTTCCTCAAGGGGGTCCCCCCCTTCAACCCCCGATTCGGGTTCTTCCTGTTCAGCTTCAGCTTCAACCCCCGTTTCGTCTTCCTCCTCCTGTTCTTCTTCAAGGGGGTCCCCTTCAACCCCCGTTTCGTCTTCCTCCTCTTCAGCTTCCTCTTCAAGGGTGTCCCCCCCTTCAACCCCCGTTTCGTCTTCCTCCTCTTCAGCTTCGCTTTCTTCGACTTCCTCTTCTTCGGCTTCTTCGCTTGCTTCCTCTTCGACTTCCTCTTCTTCAGCTTCGCTTTCTTCGACTTCCTCTTCTTCGCTTGCTTCCTCTTCTTCGCTTGCTACTTCTTCGCTTGCTTCCTCTTCGCTTGCTACTTCTTCGGCTGCTTCGCTTGCTTCTTCGCTTGCTACTTCTTCCTCTTCGCTTGCTACTTCTTCGGCTACTACGAGCTGATTGTCTTCGCCAGATAAACTCACCACCTTGTAGAGTTCCACTTCCGACACTGCAACGGGAAGTTCCGGTTCGACAATGTTTAATTTTACTCTTATTTCCTCCACGTTGGGACTAGGACTAGGACTGGGACTGGGACTGGGACTGGGACTGGGACTAGGACTAGGACTAGGACTGGGACTAGGACTGTTTGTCTCCAGTATCCCTCGTCGTAATTCTTCGTTTTCTTTTTGCAATTTTTGGAATGCCGGCATTTGCTGCAACACCGTTTCAATTAATTTAATATTTTCATTATTACATTTCATTTTTTCAAAATGTGGTAATAAATGTTTTTCAACGACGGCGCTAATATCGTTCTTAATGGCATTCAACAATTGTGATAAATCGTTCATTTTTCGAGTGGGCTAGGTATATACTATTAAATATAAAGTTCGTTTAATATGATTTAAAAAATACTTTATTTTATTTATATAAATGAGTAAGGTGGACCTAATAATGCGCCAAACCGATTATAATAAAACAACCGCCGAAGAAAAATTGGCCGAATATAATGACGACGCGATGCAGGTCATTCGAGCGTATTTGAATGACGGTAAAATAAATAAACCGTGTGTCACGAGACTTTCAGTGAATCAACAAATATATAAAGAAATTCGAGGTATGATGGATGATGCCGCGCTAAATTATCAACTTAAAAAAGAGAAGGAAGCGCAGGAAGCTGTGCAATAATGATATAAACCGTTTTTTTTGTCACCCACCAAGCGATACCTAGCGTGATGTCCATCGCGACTGAGGTTAATACGGAGAGCATTTATATATTTTTATATATCAATATATAAAAATATATACCTATAAAAATATACAGATACATATATGGAGAGCAAGGCCTTATTTGTGTTTGAGTGTTTATTGCGCGATAACACGTTTATGTCTATTATAGATACTTATATTTCAAATACCATTTTCAGTTCAAAAACAATCGACGCAAAAGACGTCCCCCAACTCGTCTTAATTCTGATGACTTTATTAGTGAAACATAAGACCTCTAATGTCGAGAAGAATTTAAAAAATGATACCGAATTACAAGAGTTATTCCATATATTTTATAATTATATCGTCGTAAAAATAAAAGAAAATCCGAATCTCACCGATTTTGATAACGACGAATTCAAAAAAACGTATGAGATTTGTATACGCTTAGCCATTTTAAAATTAAAATTTAAGACGACCAGTTGGTGGTGCGCTGCGCAATAAGCCGATTCTATATCTTTCCGCAAAGATATCGAATAAAATGCTTACATCTCTCACGCACCAAACCCTTAAGTGGGGGGATACCAAGCTCTTAAGTAGAGGATACCAATCCCTTAAGTGGGGGGATACCAAGCTCTTAAGTAGAGGATAGAGGATACCAAACCCTTAAGTGGGGGATACCAAGCTCTTAAGTAGAGGATACCAAACCCTTAAGTGGGGGGTGTGGGGGGTTTACCCCCCAAGTTAAACGTATCCGTCAAAATATCCGTCTTGGTTTGTTTTGTTTTCCGCCGCAATTTGAATTTATTCGAGGTCGATATAGTGGCACCGTTAAACATATAATCATCATTATCTTCGTGCAATTCCGGTAAGATGCGGGATAAGGGTTTATCCACGACCAAGAGTAAACGTTCATTTTTTAAGAGTTTACGGTATTCCTGAATCGAGAGATTCCCATAATATTTATTCAAGAGATAGTAAGGATTCGGTGCCGGTTTTATATTTTTCTCGTAATTGTATATTTTGCAATAAATATGGTTCAATAGATGGTATCTCTCAAACCGGGTAGAAGTATCAAGGTGTTCTTCAAAGAGATAAGCTGTGGCGCATTCCGGGCTACAGAAACAGCCATAGCAATGATACATTTTATTTAACTCAAATTTCGGGATGAGAATCGTCGGGTTGTCGAAATCACACGTGCACCAAAAACACGCGGACTTTTTATCCGAAATGCTATTGGTATGCAATTGATAAGTCAATTCTTTCAGTTTGCCCCACATTTGTCGAGTCTCGTCATTTTCATTTCCTTTTTTTTCATTGAGTTCGGTCTCGTTCCCATAATCCTTATAATCCTTGACGCTGTAATCCTTGACCCCTACAAAATCTTTGCTCACATAATCTTTGGCACCATAATCAATGACACTATACCCTAACTCGTTGGTTTTCGTATTTTCAAATTGAAACGTTTCCACCGAGGGAACAGCTGTTGAAATAAAGGTACCTTGTACTAAATCAGTTTCCCCACATTTCAAGTGCATTATTATATTGGGTTCGTGACTTTTATTAGCTTCAGTTGTAAAAATATTCTGAATTATTTTGCCGCCTTTGGGTTTTCGCCCGCGTTTTTTGGGTTGTTTCACTGTGTCTGCTTCTGTGTCTGCTTCTGCGTTTGCGTTTGCTTCTACGGTGTCTGCTTCTACTGCGTTTGCTTCTACTGCTACTGCGTTTGCTTCTACTGCGACTACTGCTACTGCGTTTGCTTCTACTGCGACTACTGCTACTGCGTTTGCTTCTACTGCGTTTGCTTCTACTGCGTTTGCTTCTACTGCGTTTGCTTCTACTGCGTTTGCTTCTACTGCGTTTTTGACTACTGCCTTTGCTTCTACTGCGACTGCGGTCTTTTTCGTTTTTCGTTCTCTCTTTACTTTAACTCCATCCATAATTACTGATATACCATAAAGAAATTTAAATGGTTTTATTAATTACTTAACGTTTTTATCGGTGCTTACCACATAACATTTTCGGCACACGGGGATGTAACACTCCGCGCCAATCACTTCCAATTCAACTTCCTTACTCAATCGATGACTAAAAATGCCCGGTCGTCTTTTACATTTGCTACAAAACGAATGCAACATCACCACATTATCACTTAACGGCTCCAAGTCGAGCCAATTCCCAAATTTCTGGCGTTTGAAATCGCTATTTAGCCCGCAGATATATACATTTTTATGATACTTTTCGACCGCTATAGTGACCCATTCCACAATGTCGGAAAAAAATTGCCCTTCATTGATTAAAATGGCCTTGGCAAGCATAAAATCTTCATAATATTTTTTATTTATAGTATAATCTACTGAATCAGCTGTAAATTGAATGATATCATTTAATTTTAAGGCTTTAATACACGGAATCATCACCTTGTCGTGCGAGGACAATAAGTCGGCTGAATACCGATTATCTTTTGCATAATTAATCACCATTGTTTTAATATCGCAAAACGAAAACTTTTTATAGATATCCAACAGGCGCGTGGTTTTGCCTGAAAACATCGGGCCTTTAATGATTTCCAAGTAGCCACAATCATTATATAATTCCATACTTCCTGCCATTAGTTTAAATATACTTATGTATTTAACTTATGTATTTATATTAAAAACAACTAACTCATTTTTATATAATGCCTATTGCGATCGAGGCTAGAATGCCTATTGCGACCGATGCTATGCCTATGCGTGCGATGCCAGACATTGATAAAACCATACCCTGGGTCGAAAAGTATCGGCCCACGAATTTAAACGATATTGTCTTGGATCCTTTTAACAAGGCTATCATCGACCGCATTATCGAGACCAATTATTTCCCGAATATTTTGCTCTATGGCCCCCCTGGAACTGGCAAAACCACCACCATCATTAATCTCGTCAATAAATTCCAAGAGAAGCACCACCAGTTAAATAAAGGGTTAATGATCCATTTAAATGCATCGGACGAGAGAGGCATCGACATTATCCGCAGTCAAATCCATCAATTTGTCAATTCCAATTCGCTCTTCCACAACGGTATTAAATTTGTCATCCTGGATGAGGTCGATTATATGACCAAAAATGCACAACAAGCACTCAAATATTTACTGCAAGGCTTTAATAATGTGCGCTTTTGTCTGATTTGCAACTATATCAGCCGCATCGACGAATCTTTACAGAATGAATTTATGCGGATCCGCTTTAACCAGCTCCCTGAACCGGCTATTATCCATTTTTTGACCACCATCTGCACCAAGGAAGGCCTCACTATACCACTCGATAAATTACGCTCGATCCAGCGTCTCTTTAAATCCGACATCCGGAGTATGATTAACTATATCCAATCCAACCAATATAGCGAGAAAGAAGTCGTGAATGATGCGATGTGGGATGTGTTGACAGTCCTGATAAAGGACAATTGTCCGGCGGCGATAAATCAAATCAATAAAATTAGCGCCGAATACAATATTGAAATAAAAAATATAATAAAAGATTATTTGAATTATATTATTCATTATAAACCAGAGGCGGTGACGAGCGCCTTCTTGCAATTTACCGAATTTATTATGCACTTGAACGAGCCGCCCGTCGACTATATTGTGAACTATACGGTCTTAAAGTTGCACGCTTTATACAAGGGGAAACCCCTTGGAAACCCCACACAAGGGGCAAGCCCCTTGAAAACCCCAATTTAAACCCACAAGTAGATCCATTAGAACCTATAATGGGGTTTTCAAGGGGCTTGCCCCTTGTGTGGGGTTTTCAAGGGGTTTCCCCTTGCTCCCTTGCTCGATACGTTTATTTAAACGCATTTTCCACAAACACGGGGGAGAATTTTGGATCGGGTCAAAGGCAATCGTGCTTAAACTGTACTGATGATTTTTTGCAATAGCCATTGGTTTGGCAATGGTATACATTTTATATCTATTTAGAAAATAATTGAAATAGAATTTAACTTAAAGAAACTATAGTAACCAGCGAGAAATGGATGCATCCGAAATTGATTCAGCTTGGGCAAAATTCTGTTGCGACGATGAGATAACGCCGCTAAGTACTCCCGCGGTGACGACCTTAAAAGACGGTATACCTAAATGTTCACCTTTAAATATTTCCACCAAAACCAAAATTTCCTATTTGAATTATCCCATTGATTTGAAAACCGTTTTCTGGGCCATACCAATGATCAAATACCACGACCCGCAAATTGGCGTCATTAAAAAACAGATGAAATTTAATTCGCTCACGCCCGAAGAAGTCCTGGCCATCGGTCACGAGAAAGCCAAATACGCTTATGTCGATGATTATATCATTAGTCAAGTCCACGCCACTGACGGCCGCAATAAATTTAAAGATATCCGCAAAGTGAGCATCGGCGTTTGCAAGAAAGACATTACGAGTTACCGCTGCAAACGCAAAAGCGCCTTTTACAATTGTTTTGTTGTCATCTTGCGGCTCTTGCACAACCAAGCTTACAAGGAAATCCACGTGAAGGTCTTTAATACCGGCAAACTCGAAATTCCCGGCATACAGGATGCCACGATTCTTGATAAGGTCTTGGCCCTGCTTGTCGACATCTTAACGCCGATTGTCGTGCTTGCCCAGCCTGCTGAGCCTGCTGAGCCTGCTGAGCCTGCTGCGCTTGCGCCTGCGCTCACCTTTTTAGCCGACAAAAGCGAAACCGTAATGATTAATTCAAATTTTAGCTGCGGCTACTATATCAATCGCGAAAAAATGTATAAATTACTGAAATACAAGTATAAAATAAACAGCAATTTTGATCCGTGTTCTTATCCCGGCATTCAATGTGAATTTTATCACGATGATTTACTGAGTATACAGCACGGAGTGCAGCCGCACGTCGATCGGAAGGTTGAAAAGAAAACGGTTGTTGAAAAGAAAAATGAGACCAAAAATGTGAGCAAGATCTCGTTTATGATTTTTCGCACCGGCAGCGTGCTCATTGTCGGCAAATGTTCCGAAGAAATGTTGTACGACATCTACGACTTCTTGTGTCAAATGTTTGAGACCGACTATGATGAAATTAAAGGTCTCAATGGCCTACCCAAATGCAATAAAAAAGATAAGGATATAAAACCGCGCAAAATACGGAAAAAGACTATTATGATGGGGGACACCCCCACACCCCCGCTTAAGGGGGACACCCCCCCCACACCCCCGGTCCTCTAGTGCGGATGCTTCCCCGAGCCCTCATTATGCTTTACTCCCCACCCTTAAGCGGGGGTGTGGGGGTGTCCCCCTTAAGTGGGGGTGTCCCCCTTAAGTGGGGGTGTGGGGGTGTCCCCCAACCATTTAATATAATTCGCCGGCGTTTCTTTTTGTAATTTGGCGGCATAATTCGGCACTATTTTTTTCTGGCATAGTTGGGCCAGCGTTAAATTGGCTGATTTGTACATTTTCAGGTAAATATAGATATACTCGTATAAATTCGTTTTACTGGGAAAATGATTGATAAAGGCATCCAGTTGATGCATCTCTCGGCGGAAAACATCTTCATCGCTATTTGTGCGGCACAATTCAAAGGCAATATTAATAAGCTGGGTGGGGATCAGTGCGGTATACCCGCCTTGTTTTCGAAGGAGGATATCCAAGATACTGCGATAAAGCACTAATAGATAATCCATATTCTGTAAAGTATCCGTTTTCACCTCTTGGGTCGGTGTTAAATGCTGGATCGTTTTTTTATAGACAAATAAGGAGGCATTGTTGGACGAGACATTTAAATCATACATTATGTTTTCTTCAATTTGTTCGATGAACTGGGTGTAATAATAAATGGCCTTTTCGGTACTTTCGATCGCTTTAAGCACATTTGGCCCTGCATCTGGCCCTGTATTGGGCCCTGCATTTGGCCCTGCATTTGGCCCTGCATTTGGTTCTGCAGTTGGGTGATTTAGCATTATTTTAAAGACATGTGTCAATGTCGCAAACCCATTCAACAATAAATAGTCTCCATCGTTATCTTTTTTCAGATATTTTTTCGAGCTGGTAAAATGGTTTAAATATTCATTCATTACCGTTACATATTGCGGAAAAATATCCCAGGACTTTTTAGCGGTTTCGTTTGCCTTTGTTTGCGCCATACTATATTTCTTTATTTTAATTCGTCCAAAAGTATTTAAAGATTGTAAAACCGTAAGTATATAGATGTCCGACAAAGCTTCAGTGCCCACCTTCACGGCGCCCAGTAACCAATGTCTGCAACATTGTGTGAAAATTGCCGTCGTTGATGATAAGCCGATTATGCTTGATTATTGGGCCAATTCGCAAGACAGTAAAGTATTGATTGGCGTGCGCGATAACGGCGAAAAGTTACTCGTGAAGAGCGAGGATGAATACACCTCGCCTATTGAAAAGATTTACAAAGTCGAGGGCGAGTACATTATTGTCACCGAGAACTCGCTGTATATTGTGAGTGCGTCGATTGCGACGAAGCGCATCTCCTAGACGGGGGACACCCCCGTAAGCCCCCGCGTGTGATGGGACGGGCACTTGATTACAAAATATCAATACCTATTGATATTTTATCTGCAAATGAGGTCTGTCCTGATGGGGTGTCCCCAGCTAATGGGGGGCTGCGGGGGTGTCCCCAGCTAATGGGGGCCTGCGGGGGTGTCCCCAGCTAATGGGGGCCTGCGGGGGTGTCCCCCGCCGCGTACTGTCGCGTCATCTCTCGGGCATTCGCATCGTGCTTGGCTTTATCTTTCAAGAAAAGCTCGGCAATTTCATAGACCAAGGGATCGTTCGGATTCGGGTCATCGATGAGCGAACAAATGGAGAGCAGGGCTTTACTGATCGTCAATGCCGGGCTCCATTTATCTTTCAGAATATCCAAACAAATCGAGCCGTTGGCATTCACATTGCAATGATAGATCTTCGTACTAAACGTAATTTGCGGCGCCTTGAATGGATAATCCGGCGAGAGATGGATGTTCAAATAAAAGATGCCGCCGTGATACGGGCTCCCTTCCGGGCCAATAATAGTCGCGCGCCAATGAAACGGGTCATTTTCATTGATTAACCCTGCCGAACAATTTTCCGGCGGAGTTTTCTGCAGTTCTTCTAATTCTCTCCGGATGCGTTTAATCGTGGCCATTTTGATATATAGAAGTGGATTGGCTTTATATCTCTTTTTTTTTGGGTGCGGATGCAGTGGTAGGCTTATTTATTGCCACCGCTATGTAGCAGAAAAATGCCACAACTGATCAATACAATGCCCAGGTATTGATATGTATGTTCTAATCTCTCACCGAGGATAAGATATGCTGCAATTGTTTCCAGCAGCCCAGAGAAACCATCCCACATTCCATTCACATATATTACACTATTCAACCGCAATGAGCGAATGAGAAAATAAATCACGCCGGCATAACCAATGAGGCCTTGACCTAAATGCTGTAAAGAGCCAGACCGCGCAAATTTTTTCAATTCAAAATCGCCGAAAATTTCAACAATAGAGAGATATATTATATTTTCCATAATACTACATAATATATAAAATTTAGGGTAACCAAATAAGCGCATATTTTCTGCAGCTGCTCATCCGCATTTGGCGGGTGTATATAATATTATAACAATTATAACATTATAAAAGCTACCTGCATCTGCCCCCTTCCACTACCCCCCCAGCCCAAGTTTAGTCTTTTTCGTTTTTTTCAGTTGTTGGACTTTCGCCTCCTTCTTTTTTGTCAAATTGCCGCTTTTATGCACAGTGAATTCAGTCCACGGCTGTTGCGGGCGGTCGTGGAGGTACGGCTCTTGATCAGCCCAAATGATATTGCGTTTACAGAATTCGGTTTTGTCAAAAGGAATACCGCACGAAGTGCCCCAGCGAGCCATAAAGCCCATTTTCTTACAAAGGGTTGTGTCGCACACTTTCCCATCCAGCGAGCCTCGCGGCTGAAAAGGTTTGGGGCGGCTCGGGTCCGACATAAATGCGCGGTCGTCCAATTCGTAGTGACTGCACACGGTGCGCGAACACGGATTAACTCGATCTAAATAGACGTCGTGGTGATCAGCCATAATTTCTTCGGCGATCTTCAAATCAATCTGGCCTTTATGCTGCTCCATCAATTGAGTTAAACGGACGTGCCGGGCCCCTTGGTGCCGCCGCATATCGTAATGGCCCGTATTGGCGCATTCCAAATTCCGGAGCCGCGGGTCATTCGCACTATTAAATCCGATAAAACAGCCGTTCTTCTTCTTTTCCACATTCACGTATTTCAGGCCTAATTCCACCCGCATAATGGTGTTGGTTTTCGTATCACCAATCAACCACGCATTGGCATAATCGCCGCTATTCTCTTTGACCAAATGCTGATGGATTTCGTCGAGGGTTTTGCCGTACTGCATTGCCTTGCGGATGCGGCAACAAATCGGGTCTTTTAATTCAAATTTATTGAAGCCGCCAATGGTCGTTTCCGTGCACATAAAACCGTGGCTGGTCACATAGAAATCAGTTTCGCTCGACACTTTACCGGGTGCGGTTTGCATCAAGATGCGGGCGCCTTTGGTCGGCTGGAGATCCACCATAATATTGTAATATTGGCCGGTAATGAAATTGTCGAACGTAATATGCCCGCACACGATCTTGCCGTCTTTGGTATAATCGCCGACCGCCATAAAGCCCGAGCAGCGGTCCGCGCTGCCGCCAGATTTGTAGCGTGCAACAATAGGTGGTTGGGGGTGGCCAAATTCGGAGATGCCGCCGCCTTCACTATGCCCTGCACCACCTACACCAAGCAGCTCGCCGTATTTTTTATTCAACTCGGGGTAGTCTTTGATCACTTGTGGCACGATGCTAAATAACGCATCCATACTGGCAAAACAATTCCACAGAATAATATCGTCCAGCGTCACTTTACAGCCGCCGGCATTCGCGCCTTTCGTAATGCCCTCCATTTCTTCATAATATTCGGCGTGATTCTTGGCAATAATCGGGCCCCAAATGCCGCCAACAATTGCACTGAAAAGTTCGCGTTTATAGCCATAATCATTGTAAAGCGTAAAATCTAACATTGTAAAGACTGCTTTGATTTCTTTGGCCACCAAATAGCCGTGGGCGTAGCCCAATGCGCTTGGCGTGCCTTTTAGCGAGAGATAGGTCCACCCATTCTTCTCATACCGAAGGCCATTCTTTATTTTCATTTATATACATATTTATATATTTTATATTTCATATTTCATATTTCATATTTCATATTTCATATTTTATAATTTCCAGAATCCAGAAAAAACGAAAATTCGGCATTTGGTCAGAGCTTTTGGATTTTGGACATTTTTAGAAATGTCCATTTTTGAAAAGCTCGAAATATTCTTGGAAAAACCTTGCCAAAAAACACGATGTGACCATTATGCTCTCATTTATGTTTTTTCTTGGAAAATGTTGTGACGCTAATTTTTTATTATATTTATTTAGGAAAAATATAATATTCACATAAAGAAAGAAAATGGAAGTAAAAAATCTCACCGTTTTCACCGATTCTCTTGTGTGCGAAAAATGCCACGTTAAATGCAGTCGCCAAGCCGAATGGAATCGCCATATATTGACACGTAAACATCAAAAAAGGCATTCTGGAAACATTTTGGAAGAAAATTTCACCACCGAAAAAATATATGAGTGCGAATGCAAAAAAATATATAAAACCCATAGCGGGCTATGGAAGCATAAAAAAGTATGCACCGAGTACATCAATCTAGAACCCTCACCCACCGAAGTCAGCTTTCTCACGAACCTGGTCCTCGAGATTGTAAAAAACAACAACGATTTACAAAAACAAAATCACGAGCTTCAGCAGAAAGTCTTGGATGTCTGTAAGCATACGAGCAGCAATTACATCTCGCATAACAATAGCCATAACAAAACCTTTAATTTGCAATTCTTTTTGAATGAACAATGCAAGGATGCAATGAATTTGATGGAATTTGTGGATTCAATGACCTTGGAACTCTCGGATTTGGAGGAGGTCGGCACGCTCGGCTACGTCGAAGGCATCAGTAACATTATCATCCGCAAACTCAATGCCTTGGATATTTACAAACGCCCGATTCATTGCAGCGACGGGAAACGAGAGATTGTGTTTGTCAAAGAAGATAATGTCTGGGAAAAAGAAAACAATACCTATGACAAACTCCGGAAGGTCATTAAACGCGTGACCTATAAAAACAGCGCAATGTTGGTGCCGTGGAGCGAGAAGTATCCGAATTGTATGAACAACCAGCATCATTTGAACGACGTCTACGTGCGAATGATGGGCCAGGCGATGGGCGGACGCGAGGCCTTTGTGGATAGCGAAAATAAAATAATGAAGAAAATCGCCAAAGCGGTTTTGATTAATAAACTGGGTTAAATTACGGTGCACGGGCCTCGGATCGATTGATGGCGCGAATTTAAAGACGCCATAGCTGCGTTAAATGTTTATAATACCTATTCGATAATTTTTCATCTATATCTATATAAATGAAAACTACCCGAGCGAAAAGAATGCGGCGGATGCGGAAAAGAACAATGCGAGGGGGGAGTCTGAAAAGCTACTATGACAGTGATGCATATAAAATAGCTCATGCCTATGAATATGGCGATGGTACAAATGAAAATGGAACTGAAATAACTAACAGCGACAATGCAAAAGCATTGAAATATTATGTGAAAGCTTATGATGAACATCTGCGTGATGAACCCGACAACGAAGATCCCGACCACGAGTATGATCCCGCGTTTAAAAAGGTGAGTAAAATGATGGAACTAGAAACACCCGAAGAATGGCACGAAAGGATGGATAGTGGACCATACCTAACTCCATATGAAATTGAAGTCGGACAAAATAGGGAAAGGGAAGTAAGGGAAGTAAGGAAACAAATGGAAGCAAGAAAAAAAAGAGATTTAGAGGATGATCTAAATTTTGAAACTACAGTTCAGCTCGACTATATACCTGATTTATTTAATCTAATGTTCCCAGAAGACAAGGACCCGCTGGATCAGTTTAAGAAATTTTATAATTGTTTAGATAAAATTAAAAACTATGTACCTAGTCATCGATATACGCCAGATTACAATACTTATAAAAGTTATATTGTAAAATTTAATCTACACAATGAGAAGAGATTGCCTTTTTCCTATATAACCAAGTACGCAGAGGATATGATTCATGAAAAATTATATGAAAACCCTTTTTACCCACGTTACCTCACTACACGTGAGAGCTATTTTCAAATCGCATTGGAAATGATGAATATAGTATTCCAAACAAATAAGATAAAGTATAAAACTTTTAAAGAGAAAATGTTCAAGATAGTCGAATGTATGCAAAAAATGCAAGGCGGACGCAAAATGCGCAAGCGAAGCAGTGCCAGGCGAAGCAGTGCCAGGCGAAGCAGTGCCAGGCGCACCACCAGGCGCAGTACCAAACGCAAATGCACCAAAACACGGAAATCCCGAAAATAAATCCAAGAATCAGAAAAAACGAAAATTCGGCATTTGGTCAGAGGTTTTGGAAAATGGACATTTTTAAAAATGTCCAAAAACGAAAAGCTCAAAATATTCCTGGAAAAACCTTGCCAAAAAACACGTTGTGACCATTATGCTCTCATTTCCGATTTTTTATGAAAAATGTTGTGATGCTAACTTTTTTAACATTTTTTGCGAAAAAGATTTAGACGAATTTTTATGTTACATAATACTAGAAAAATGTTACACAATAATTCGCAAAATTCGCCGAAGAAATTTCTGTGCGATCTATGTGACTATAAATGCTCACGAAAAAACGATATGACGAAACATTTGGCTTCACAAAAGCACATTTGTAACAAAACCAGTAACTTAAGTAACGAGGAAATCGTAAAAACCGAGTTTAACTGTAATGTATGCAGTAAAAAATATAAATCAAGAGTGGGCTTATGGCGGCATAAAAAGACGTGTGTCGTTGCGCCGCTGCCTATAAATGCGAATGCGAATGCGAATGCAACTAGCGAGATGTATATCAAGGATAAAGATTCGGTGATTGAATTGCTCATCAACGAACATAAAGATTTCAAAAATATCATCCTGGATTTAGTCAAAAGCAATACAGATTTACAAAAACAAATGTTTGAAGTCTGTAAAAATACCAGTATTAACACGGTCATTTCCAATAATCACAGTCACAATAAAACCTTCAATTTGCAGTTCTTTTTGAACGAACAATGCAAGGATGCGATGAATCTCTTAGAATTTGTCAACTCGATGACCTTGGAGCTCTCGGATTTGGAGGAGGTCGGCAATCTCGGCTACGTCGAAGGCATCAGTAACATTATCATCCGCAAACTCAATGCCTTGGATATTTACAAACGGCCGATTCATTGTAGCGACGCGAAACGAGAGATTGTCTATGTGAAAGAGGATAATGTCTGGGAAAAAGAAAACAACAGTTACGACAAACTCCGGAAGGTCATCAAACAGGTAACCTATAAAAACAGTGCGCTCTTGGTACCGTGGAGCCAAAAGTATCCGAATTGTATGAATAATCAGCATCATTTGAACGATGTGTACGTGAAAATGATGGGACAGGCGATGGGGGGGAAGGAATCGTTTCTGGAAAGCGAGAATAAAATAATGAAGAAAATCGCCAAAGCGGTGCTCATTGAAAAGTAATTTTTTTTTGACATTATATTATCGAGCTAGATAGTATAATGGAATTTATCAAACCGTGCGAATCCAGCAACCCCATCGTTCAACCCATCAAACCAATCTTTGTGTGTAAAGGCGAATGCTTGAAATGCGCCGATAAACCGTGTATTAAACTATAAAATCTTTTGCAAAGCTTCAATTTGCTCGGCAGACAATTGCTCCGGAAAAGTCACATTAAAATTAATGAGTAAATTACCGACGTGTTCTTCGCGTTTCATCCCGAGCCCCGCAATGACCTTATTGTAATTATGCGTGATGATATTGCCGACATTATTATTGACTTTAAACGTTCGGCCATCCACAAACGTCATATCGAAACTAAAACCGCATAAGGCATCTTTTAACCCGATGGTTTTATTTAAAATCAGGTCCAGCCCGTTTCGCACGAACTCGGTATCATTCTGGATTTTAATAAACACTTTAATATCGCCCTTATTGTTCTCGGCTAAAATATTGCCTTTATCCCGTAAAATAATGATTTCGTTGTTATCCACACCCGCGGGAATCGGCAGATAAATCGTTTCGGTTTCTTCGCGCTTCAACTCATTCTCGACAATCCAGCGCGTGATTTCAATGGGCATATTATAGCCGGTATAAGCTTTACTTAAAGGAATGGTTTCAGTTTTGACGATGGGGATGGGTTTGGCCAGCCGTTGGGCCATATTAAAGCGGATGCCTCCTCCGTTCCCGTCTATTTTAATGCCGCCCCCGCCTCCGCCCCCGCCCCCGAAAAAATTATTCGAGACGAAATTCAAGAGATCGGATGGATCAAAATCGCCGCCCGTGCTGTTGGTCGTAAAGAAGGCCGGCATTCCGTTGTTGCCTGCCTGCGCAAAATGAAAGGGCATTCCGCCGCCCGGAAAAGGAAACCCCCCGACCCCGAACTGCATTTTCGATTGCATATCGTGCTGGCGCCGTTTATCTTCGTCGCCGAGCACGTCGTACGCAGCACTAATGCTTTGAAATTTCGCGGTAGATTCTGGCGAATTATTATTGCGGTCGGGATGATACTGGAGCGATAATTTTCGGTAGGCTTTTTTGATATCCTCTTGACTGGCCGTTTCGGGAACACCTAAGGCTTCATAATGGTTGCTCATAGTTATTACTATATACGAAATATAAACTTAAATAGTTATTTACGAATATTATTAATTGTAAAAATGGAAAAACCGTTCCTGTATAAATACCAGCCGATGTGGTTGAATGAATTTGATTTAGAAGAAGATTTGCATCTCTTATTGAAAACCTTACTGGAAATGAATGTGTTGAATATTCTGTTTATGGGGGATTCGGGGTGCGGCAAGACTTCCTTAATCAATGCGATTATTCACGAATATTATGAAACGACGAATCTAGTGGGCAATGAAAATATCTTGTATATTAATAATTTGAAAGAGCAGGGCATCTCGTATTATCGGGTGGACGTGAAAACGTTTTGCCAGACCCCGAGCAGTGTATCCGGTAAGAAAAAGATCTTGGTCGTGGATGATATTGATTTTATCAACGAACAGAGCCAGCAGGTGTTTCGCAACTACATTGATAAATATAGTCACAATGTGCACTTTGTGGGGTCGTGTATTAATACGCAAAAGGTCATTGACAGCCTGCAATCGCGGTTGACGATTATCAAAAAACGGAATTTGCCCGAACATAAATTGGTGAAAATTATCGGGAAAATGTGTACACTCGAGCAGATTGCGATTACGCCGGAGGTCACCGACTTTATTATTTCAATTAGTAATAAATCGATCCGGATTATCGTGAATTATTTGGAAAAATTTAAACTCTTGAATCGCGAAATTACGATTGAGTTGGCGAATCAGGTCTGCACGAATATCTCCTTTTACGAATTCAATCAATTTACGCATATCTGCAAAGAGGAGCAGGATTTGCGAAAAGCAATTGCGTTAATTTATACTTTATCGAACCGCGGTTATTCGGTGATGGATATCTTGGACAATTACTTTATTTATTTGAAAAATACGACGTTATTGACGGAAGATGAAAAATACGCAATCATCCCGTATATTTGCAAATACATTACGATTTTTAACAATGTGCACGAAGATGATATTGAGTTGGCGCATTTTACGAATAATCTTATACAAATATTTGCACCGCAAACAGAATAAAATAATCGGTGGATAATATAATATTTGGCTAGTATAGTATGAAAAATCAAATATTTAAAACAATAATCCAGCCCGAGATCTTATGGGCTTTTTTAAAAGAAAATGGCGAGGCTGCCGACGACCAGTATATTTTCAATAAAAGTTTGTATAAAAAAGCGGTGTTTCGCGAGACCATAGCACCTTTTACCCAAAGCCTGGAGAGCTACTATTATGAGTCCAAAAAGAAATATGTTCAACGGAAAATGGATTATATCAAATTCATAACGATTCTGAGGCAATTGTGTAATAGCATTGGCGTGAACTATGATACAAAATTGGTGTATAATAATTCGACGTATGAAATTGTTTATTACATAGGGGGGTGCCCCCCCTGACCCCCCCCATTAAAAGAAGGTGGAGGGCTTGGGGGCACACTTGGGGGCACACTTGGGGGCACACTTGGTGGAGGGCTTGGGGGCACACTTGGTGGAGGGCTTGGGGGCACACTTGGGGGCACACTTGGTGGAGGGCTTGGGGGCACACTTGCACTGAGCATAAAACAACTGATTGTTTTATTTTTTATTTAATCAACCAGTGCATCCGCACTCTGC